CGCACAATACGCCAGCGACGCAGCACCATACAAACCAAAATTTGCGTTGGATAAATTCTCGCGCGATGTCAACCGATGCCAATCAGTGGCGAAACTTGTGTACGGGCTCAAGGCGTCGAAAGGGTTCGTCGTCAAATGCTCCGTCGACGGATGGGTCAGCGGCAGCACCGGCCGCGTGTGGGCTGTCGACACGATGGCGCACGTCGTCGTCGAGGCCGTCGGCCTGGAGGAAGACATGTGGATTTCCGAGCGCGTGCTCACCGAGAGCGACGCCGGGCAACTCACCACGCTCACACTAATTCCAAAGTACTCTTTGTTGCTCGGTGAAATTCCCAAGTCATGACGATATACACAAACTGGCAGAGCTTCCGCGCGGCGTTCACGCAGCGCCACCAGGCCGCCGCCATCAACGTCGGCCAGCCGCTCGACATCATCGCCGGACCACCGGCGCAATTTGTCAGGCCGCTCGGTGCTAGCTTTGCTGTCGATGGATGGACCGATGGCATGGAGATGGTTTACCTGACGCAACCACCAGGCGGCACCAACGAGGGCCAGTTTTTGATCGACACCGTCGCCGGCAACGTCGCGACGCTGTCGACCATCGAGGGGCCGCTCGTCGGCCAGGTCGCCATCACGGTCGGCAGCATGGAGGCTTTTGACGTCGACCCTGGCGGCGCGGAGAGCTGGCCCACCGAGCTCGTGCGTGCCGCTGGTTTCGATGGTGGCATTGACGGCATCCCTTCGCCATATACGGGCGCGGGTGCTTTCACGATGACGGCCAACGCGCTCGCAGCCGACGCCGTCTTTGGCGTCGACGATTTCGATTGGTATTTTAGCCAGCGCACCGATAACTCGAGTTTGCAATACTTCACGCCGACAGCGATCCCGCTCGCCGGCGTGCAGTCGTTCAGCGGGTCGCTCAGACTGTTTACAAACCCTGCCAATATTTTGCAGGGCATCGGATGGGACAGCTCGCCGAGCACGCTGACGCCGTCGATCATCGTTAAACTTTTCAAGTATCTCGACGTGTACGTCAGGCGGCGCAGCGACGGCGCGATCCAGTGGTCGAATTTCTTGCGCGAAATGCAGGCGGCGGCATAAATGCCAAGCGCCAACCATCTCGTTTTTGAGTGCGACGTACTCGCCAGCGAAATCACCGACGGCGAGGTGCGTGTCAATTTAGGATTTCAAGGCGGCATCGGTGGCGGCGACGAGGACAAAGGGATCGCGCTCGGTGCTCCGTCGTGGGGCATGGACGGATTTGTAGCCGTGCCAAATGACCCGACCGACGACGGCGTTTGTCGGGCCACGTACGTCGTCGACGGTGACGAGAAGCGCGTGATTGCCATGCGCGACGGACGCTATGCTGACAAGGTCGGCGAGTTTGGTCCTGGTGACCGCGCCATCGTCACGGCAGGCGAGGCTCGGATCATGCTCAAGGCCGAGGCCGACAGCGTCGCAATGTACACCGTCAACAGCAAGGTCGACCTGTCGCAGCTCATCAGCATCGACGGCAGCACCGGCATCACGCTGCTGCTCAACGGCAACAGCTACATCCAAATTGATGACGATGAGATCACGCTCGCGATCAACGACGGCGCGTCCATCACGATCAACAAAGACGGCGTGCAAATCCTGGGCGGCAAATTCGAGGCGACATGTGCCAGCGGATCGCTCGGCCAGCTCGTGCCAGGCGTGCCGCCGCCGCCTGGGCTCAACTCGATCCTAAAAGGGGTGAGCGGCGTGACCGGCGTGCCGAGCTCGGCCTGGGTCGTGGGCACATAGATGTCGCTCTGCAAGTTTCCAGCGTTCGGCCTGCCGCCATTCCCGGCGATCCCGATCCCACCATTCCCGAGCCTGCCGAGCCTGCCGAGCTTGCCCGACATCGGCCTGCCGTTTAAGATCCCAGCGTTCGGCCTGCCGCCGTTTCCAGCGATCCCGCTGCCGCCGTTTCCATCCTTGCCGAGCCTGCCGAGCTTGCCCGACATCGGCCTGCCGTTCAAGATCCCGATCTTCGCGTTGCCACCATTCCCGGCGATCCCATTTCCACCATTCCCATCGCTGCCGTCGTTGCCGCTGCCGCTGCCGTGTCCGTTGGATTGATCCTATGCCTTTGATTTCTGGAAATGTAACCGTGCCGCCGAGCGGCGTCGAAGTCGCGACCGGCCTGGCCGGTGAGATTTTCGCGCAGCTGCTCGCCAACACCAACGCCGCCGCGGCCGATCCACAGTACCAGGTGCCGGCCGGCCCAACGGGCGCAGGCGCGAAAGAAGGCATGGCCATCGTCGCCAACTCCATCGCGACGGCGGTGGTGGCTCACATCGTCGCCAACGCCCAGGTCGCGACAACCGTGACAACTGAGATCGGCGTGTCGGCGTGCATCAGCGGCGGCGTCATCGCTGGCGTCAACGGCACCGCGGTCGGCAGCGGCTCAGGGGCGGTGACCTGATGGCAGCGCCGCCACAATACAGCGCAGGTCCGTACTCGTCTTTCGCGTCGCTGCCGTCGCCGCCCAGGCCGGTCATCCACAGCAGCCGATCCATCACAGCCGACACCGCAGAGTACGAGCTCGACCCGGTCACCGGCGGAAACCTGCCAATGCCGTCGACGGCGCAGCGCGTGCTCATCGTCGTCACCAAGGCGCAGTACGACCAGCGCGGCGGTTTCATCACCGAGCCCGACGGCAACAAGACCCGCCGCGCCATCCGCGCAGCCCTTCAACCGCTCATCAAGGACGGATCGATCACCGTGCGCGATGACGCCGTTGAGCTCGCCAACCCGTCGCAGGGCGTCGAGCAGGGCGTCGTCAATTACACGAGCATCAAGCAAGGCATCGATCAGTCGGTGCAGTTGGATTAAAACATGGCTTTACCCGCAGTCAATGACAGCTTTTTCCCGACGTCCAGCGAGCTGCTCAACCAGATGCTCAGCGACGTGCGATTTGGTGCTGCGCGTCGTGGCATCGTCGCCAACGTCGAGCCAGGAAGCGAGCTGCATGAGCGGTTCACAGCGGTCGCCAATCGCCTGTCGATCGCGTTTGAAAATACGCGCCTGGCGCTCGCGGCCGTCAACCCGCTCGACGCGAGTGACGCCGACCTCGAATCGCTCGCCAGCATCTACGGCATCACCAGGCGCGCAGCGAGCTCGGCGACCGGCTTTGTGCAGGTCACGATCACCGGCGGCCCAGTCGCGATCCCGGCGAGCTACCAATGCACGGCCGGCAGCGGCATCCAGTACAAGACCATCAGCAGCGTCGTCGTCAGCACTGGCGACTTTGTCGAGGTCGAGGCCGTCACGGCCGGCAGCGACACCGACCTGGTCGCCGCCAGCGTGGTTACATGGGACAGCGCCAGCATCGGAGCGCTCACACAAACGGCGACCGTCGGCGCGGGCGGCATCGACGGCGGCAACGACACCGACACCGACGAGGTGCTGCGCCAGCGGCTCATCGCTCGGCTGTCGTTTCCTGCCAGCGGCGGCAACAATAGCCAGGTGATCCAGCTCGCCGAGGAGTCAACCGCAGCAGTGGAAGCCGCGTACGTGTATCAGGCTGTGCGCGGCCCGAGCTCGTACGATGTCGCCGTGACAAAGGCCGGCGGTGATCGCACGCTGTCGCTCGCGACCGTCAACGAGATCGCCGGTGCCGTGCTCGCCGAAATGCCAGGCTCGGCCGATCTAAATCTCACCAGCGTATTCGCCGAGCAGGTGGACGTCGTGCTCGATGTGTCGCTGCCGTTGCCTGTCAACGCGGGCGGCGCCGGTGGTGGTTGGCAAGACGCGAAACCGTGGCCGAGCACAGCCGAGGCACCTGGCACGTTTGCCAAGGTGACGGCCGTGAGCGTTGGCTTTAATCTGTTGACCGTCGACAGCACGACACCCGACGCGCCGCTTGTCGGTCAGCATTTTGGGATATGGAATCCAACTGGCGGGTCGAGCTCAAGCGGTCAAATGGAGGAGTTTGTGATCGCGGCGGTGGGCGGCGTGAGTGGCGCGTACGTCATCACCGTCGACAGCCAGCAATCCAGCTCACTGCAATTTGTGGAGGATCTGATCGTTGTTGGATCGAATCCCTACTGCTCAGCCGGTGCCGCTAATCTCAAGCAGTACTCCGAGGCATACCGCGACGCCGTCGCGACCGTCGGGCCTGGTGAGAAAAGCACGAGCCCGGATGTGTTGCCGCGAGCGCTGCGCACGCCTGGCGGCGACTTTAGCAACCCGAGCGAATTGACGAACCTGCTGTTGCGATCCATAACTGACGAGCACGTCGAGATTTTAGATTTGTTATACGCGGCCAGGTTTGAGACTGGCACGAGCATCACCAAGACAGCGCCGAGCGTACCGTTGACAGCGATGGACGAGCCGCGCATTTTAACGCTCAAGCATTTGAGCATACGCCGACAGGTCTGACACAATGGCATTACGACAAACGATCCAAGACTACGGCGGCCCATACCAGGACCAGGAGCCGGTTGAAAACCCGCAGGTTCAGATCAGCGCAGGATTTGACAATCGCGCGCTCGAAGATCAAGCGCAGATGACGCGCACCAGCGACCACGCGAAGATCCGATTTGACACGATAGCGGGCGCACCGGCGACGCTGCCGCCGAGCTCGGTGACACATCACTCGCAGTGGGGCAGCGGCGACGCTCAGAAACCAGTGGTTGAAAAGATTGCAGATCCAGGCGTGTACTCGGTGACATATGCGGCGGCGTTCGTCGACTCGCTCGGCGTCAGCGAAACGGTTTCTTTTTTCGACGCTCGCGTCAGTGTGAGAACGGGCGACGCCGCCGACGCGCTCGACGCTGTCGTGCTCGCAGTCGCGTCCAACGTGATCGTAGTCGCGACATACTCGCCACCGGGCACGCTCGCCGACGCTGGCAACAGCAGCGCGCTGCCGCTCACCGTGGTCGTGCGAGCAGACTGATGCCAGCCTACGGCCGCAACCAGTACCCGCGCACCTACGGCGGCGGTCGCCGAGCTCAGGAAAGCGAGCACCGCGCGCTGCTGGTCGCGCTCAAGAAAATACTGAGCTCTGACAGCGAGACGCAGCACTACGTCGAAGCGTACGCCGAGGCCACAGGCATCGCCATCGTGCGAGCTCTCACCGCGCGAGCTGCCAACCAGGCGATCCCGCAGCGCATGCTCGAGGTGTTGCCGAGTTGGGAGCAATCGCTAAGCCTGCGACCAAGTGACGGCGCCACGACTATCGCCAGGCGCAACAACGTCGCGAGCAAACTGCGCGGCCTGGGCAACGCCGCGCTCGGCGACATCGAAGAGGCGGCGCGCAAGATCATCGGCACGGCCTTCGTCGCGCTCAAGCAAGCCAACGCCAAGATCGTATACTGGCCTGGCGTCAATCCTGGGCCGCCGGGTTATACCTGGGCGAGCAACCGCGCACGCATCGGCATCGAGATCGACAAGTCACAGCTCAGCGATCTGGAGTACTTCGCGCTGCGCGCTGCGACCTTCGTGGCGCTGGATGCGATGGTGCCGAGCTGGATGAATTTTGTGATCGGCACGGGCACGCAGTTCGAGGTCGACAGCAGCATTGTCGGGCAGGCTTTGGTATGAGTTTCTCGAGAGCCAACAAACTCGGATTTGTCGCACAGCCGATCATGTTTGACCGCGTGCTCAATCGCATCGACAGCAACCTGGCGCGAGCGGCCGACGGTGCCAGCGGTGGCACGTACGAGCCACGCACTGAGCTCGCGATCAACGGCAACGGCCTGGCGAGCGACAGCATCAGCGCAACGATCGGTCCAGGCGCGACGCTCATGCGCCACGCCGACGGCTTCTACCCGTTGCGCGTCACGGCTCACGACTGGACCACGATCACCGAGCTCGACACGACTGCCGACCTGCACATTGGCGACGGCACTGCGCTCGTCGCCACGCGCGACATCATCATGCAGGACGCGATCACGCTGCCGAGCAACCCGCCGCAGCACGGCGACACCATCAGAATCAGCCGGCCGCTCAACGGCCTGTTCGGCGTGCGCCTGTACACCGGCACCATCGCGCCGGCTAACCTGCGCGCATTTCTGCCGGCCACATACACCGCCCAGGTCGGCGGCTCGCCGTTCTTTGTTTCCTTTTACTACACGATACAAACACAGAGCTGGGAAGTGCTGCAAACGAGCAACGATGTATCATGACATTTTCACGCGCTAAGCCGCTCGGATTTACTGACGATCTCGATGTCATCACGGCGGCCCAGGCCGATCAGATTGACACAAACCAAAGCCAGGCCATCGACGGCGCTGGCGGCGGCACGTATCTGCCGACCGCACCAATTGAGATCAACGGGGCAGGGCTGTCGAGCAACAACCTGCAAACGAGCACCATCGGCGCCAACGCTACGCTCACCCGTGCGGCGACTGGCCACATGCCGCGACTGATTGACACCACCACCGTCGCCGATGTCGCAGCTGAGCAGATCCTTTTTCCCATCGCCGACAAGTACATCATCGATCCGACGCACACCAACGGGCTCACGCTGTCGCTCAGCGGCACCACCGGCGGCGGCACCGACGTGCCGCCTGGCACGGTCATCGAGCTCGTGCGCATCGGCATCGGTGGCGGCGGCGGCGCTCAGGTCGACATACTCGATCTACCTGTCGTCGATGGCGGCGCTGTAATTACAACTTTTCTGTCGGCCTATAGCAACCAGCTGGCCGGCTCTCCGTGGTGGGCCAAGTTTTGGTTTGATCAATCAGTCTTCCCGTTTCGCTGGCGACTGTTCGCCATGTCAACCGACGCATCGCCATGACGATCGCCACGTCGCCAGCGTCGCCGGTCACCGGCGAGCTCGTCACGCTCACGCCAACCATCGCGGGCAACAGCTACGCGATCGAGCTCACGGCAACACCTAGCGCCAGCAAGCTCGCGCTCGGCCTATTGCTCAAGCCTCGTGAGGCCGGCAGCTCGGTGGTGCTCAGTGCAACGGTCGCCATCGAGGCCGCGCTCACTATCAACACGATCACATTTGACGAGCCTGGCGCGTATACGTTCGCGGTTTACGACTACCGACAGATCGCCGGCTCGCCGCAATTCCCTGGCGACCCTGCCGGCGTCGAGCGCGTCGAGCTTCTCGCTGCGGCCACCATCGAGCTCGTCGACGTGGGCGGCGTGATGGAGCTGCCGATGCTCACCGATCTCGGCAACGGCGGCGCGCTTCGCATCCAAGTGAACGGCACGCTGGTCACGGCTGCCAGCATCGTCGACACGCTCAACGAGCGCAGCCGCCTGGCCGCTTTGCAGCCAGCTGTCGCGGCAGCTGTCGCGGCGCTCGTCGGCCTGCCGGCGGCAACGATGGGCACCGACCTCATCGACGGCGCCAACGAGCTGCTCGCAACATACCAGGCGCACCGAGTGCAACTGCTCAGCGGTGCCGGTGGCATCGTACATCGCAGCGCTGATACCACCAACCAGCTCGACCGCACTGGCGTGAGCACGACGTCGGCCGCGATTGACCTATGCAACGAGCTGCGCGCTGCCATCCTGGGCCATCTGCGCAACTCGACGAGCTTGACGCTTTGGCACGTCGACGACGACTACAGAAACGAGCTCATGGTTGGCAGCGCTCATACGCTCGCCCAGGCCACCACGCTGCTCGCCGACATGCGGCTCAGGATGTACGAGCGGCACAGGTTGCAGGATCTCACGTCGTCGCCAACCGTTCACGATGCGGCTGACGACATCAACCCGCTCGTGACACCTGCCAGCCCGCTCGACGATGCGATCGTTGCTTACCTGGACGCGATCCTCAACGAGTCAACGACTGCACCAGCCAACGAGCCGCAAGGCGTCACCGATCTCGCTCAGAAATTTGGATTCGTTCCCAAGGTTTAAACAATGCCAAGCCCACAATTTGCAATCAACGGCGGCCTCGTCGGCATCAAAGCGAGCGTCCCCGCTGGTGGTGGTGTGCAGGCGATACTCGACAGCGCCGACGGCGTGCGTCAAGTCGTGTGGACGGTCATCCGCACCGATGAGACAACGACGCCGGCGGCGTATACGCTGGCGCAAAGTGGCGGCGTTGGACAGCAGGTCGACACGGCTGCGCTGACGGTCGGCACCTGTGCGATCTTGCAGGCTGAGATCAACGGCGGCATCGACACCGCGACCGGCTTGCCTGCGCCTGAGCTCACGCGCGCGACGGCAAAGTTTTACGTGCCAACCGCCGACGGCATCGAGCTGCTCGCAGGCGGTGAACAGGAGGACGCCAACCGCGAGAGCTCGGCGACGCATGGCATGATCGATCCGCTCAACCAGGCTTTGCGCAAGCTCGAAGCATCAGGCACCAGCAGCATCGGCGGCGCGGCGTTCGCGACGAGCACCAGCAACGTGTTCACCGATGTCGGCGCGCTGGTCGTCGACGTGTCGAGCTCGTCGAGCGTTGGGCGCGTTCTCGAGTTTGTCGCGGTGCTCAGCTCGACGGGCACAGCTGAGATCCAACTCATCAATCAGACGCTCGGCGCGGTGCTTGTCACGGGCTCAGGGCTGAGCTCGGCATCGGCCACGCCGGTCAAGGTGATCGCAACCATCGCGCCAGGCGCAACATTTGACGATACGGCCGAGCAGCTGCTCACCGTACAGCTACGCGACTCGACTGGTGCCGATGTGTCGACGATGTACACGGCCTCCGTGACCGTGAGGTACGCATGAGATATTTGACCATACCCGATCCCGTCGAGCTGCCGGCCACCGATGGCGAGATCCATGCGTATGGCTTTGTCGACCTGCTCGCCGATCAGGTGTGGTGCCATGAGTTTTGGCGGGCGTCATCCGGCCGCGACATGAGCGATCTGCTTTTCGACCTGGTCGGCAAGTTCGAGATTGCCACCGAGGCCGGCGACGTCGTCGAGCTCACCGACGCCGAGTATGAGATCATGCTGCCGCTCGTGACGATGCGCGGCAACAAACTCAACCCGCGCGTCGCTGTGCCGCTTCAGCGGCTCATGAGGTGCATCATCATCGCACCGACCAAACCACCACCGCGCGCCATCACCGAGCTCGCCGCATCGACGTGACAACGGAAGCCGCAGTACTTGCGCTGCTCAAGTCTCACGACCAGGCACGAGCGCAACAGCACGCCGAGCTCAAGGCGATCATAGAGTCAACGCATGTCGACGTACAGGCGCTGTCGTTGCGGTTTGATTTGCACGAGCAGAACAACGAGCACGTCCATGAGCAGCACGGCAAACGGCTGTCGTATTTGGAGGAGCTCGGCAAGCAGACCGGCGAGCACCAACTTGTCGAGCTGCAATCCAAACTCGCAGAGCGCGGCCAGGTGATCGATCAATGGCGCGGTCGCGTGTGGTCGATGGTCGCCGCGCTGCTGCTCAGCTCAATCGTTGGCCTGGTGACGCATTATTTGTCCACCAAATGAGGAGATCGAAACATGAACATTGACCAGCTCATCGAGCTCATTCTTGCCCACCAGTGGGTTGCCGCTGCTGCGGTCATCATCGGCGCGCTCATGCGCTTGCAGAAAGCTGGCCGGCTAACACTGCCATGGACCATCCCGGCGCGCTGGCGACCCCTTGCAGGCCTCGCGCTCGGCATCCTGAGCGGTGTGTTGGAGGCCGTGGTGGCTGGCACGCCATGGTCGGGCGCCATCGTCGGCGGCCTGGTGTCGGCTGCTGTCGCTGCGCTCGGTCACGGCGTGATCATCGAAGGGCTGCGCGGTGGTCGCGAGCTCGGCCAGCCAGCCGACGAAGGTGGCGCATGAGCTGCCGCCGCGCCTGGCTCATGATGGTCGTCGGCGTGCTGCTCATGGCGAGCAGTTGCACCGGCCTGCTCAGCGGCATCGCGAAAGTCGCGCAAGGGGCTCAGCTCATCGCCGGCCTCGTCGACGTTGCACAGATCGGATCGGCGCAGTACTTTGATCGCCATCCCAACATGGAACGCGAGCACAAAATAAATGCGAAGATCCGACAAGCGCGCATCGCGCTCGCTCTGCTCGACGCTGCTGCCACCGCTGCCAAGGCCGCCGACGCCGGCGACGTGGTCGCGGCTCGTGCTGGCGTGCTCGATGCGTACGACGGCCTGCGCGGCCTGCTCGACGAGTTCGGCGTGCTGACGGCGACGCCGCCGGCCGGTGGCGCAGAGACTGACGCGCCGACGCCGTCACCGATTTTACTACCCACCAGGGCCGAGCTCGCCGGCAGTATCTGATCTGAGATGTTGCTCGCAGGCGCACAATCGACAGGCGGCTCATCGGGCCAGTTTGTTGCCACCTGTACAGCTGCCGAGCTGGTCGGGCACCTGGTGACAATCACGGGCGCAGGGCCAACCGTGGCCACGGTCGACATCGACAGCGGCGGCGTCGCGGTCGGCATCATCGCGAGCAAGCCAAGCGCGACCTCGTGCGTGGTGCAGACCAGCGGCGAGCTCGCGCTCGGCGGCGTTGTCGCTGGCGCGGATTACTTCGCCGACGTTGGCGGCACCATCGTCGCCGGCCGACCTGCCGATCCAGCTGCCGGCTCGCGCGTGCTCCAGGTCGTGGGCCGAGGCCTCGACACCGGCGTGCTGCTCGTCGGCCTGGCGGCGCAGCCGGTGGTCGCGATACCGTGATGAAGCTGACCCGCTGCGACCTGCTTGAGCTCGCTCTGCTGCACGCAAAGATCGCGCTCTGCGTCGAGGCCGTACAGCAACGCGCGACGCGCCTGGTGGTCGCCGAGCTGCAAGCCGCCGCCCAGGTGCGCGAGCTGCGACAAGAGGCCGCCGCCATCGAGCAGCGGAAACTCGGCACCGAGCGCGAGCTCAGCAAGCTGGTCGAGCAGCTGAGCGACAAGTACGGGGTCGACCTGGCGGTGCGATCTTACGACGACGAAACTGGTATGATTGACGAGCTCGACGACGACGACGACGACGAGCAACTTGAGGAGACTGACGAAAATGGCGACTAGAAAATTTCTGTTCATCAACGCCGACGCTTTGCCCGAGGAGGGTGATCCGGCTGACGACACCGCGCTCGGCGGCCTGGCGATGACGGGCGCGATCACAATGGGCACCGCTGCGATCACCGGCCTGGCCGATCCTGTGGCTGCGCAAGATGCCGCCACCAAAGCCTACGTCGACAGCGTTGCCAGCGGGCTCGATGTCAAGGCGGCGGTGCGCCTGGCAACGGCCGCCGCGCTGGCAGCTAACACGGCAGCAGGATCGGGCATCGGCAAGACGCTCACCGCCAACGCCAACGGCTCGCTCGTCGTCGACGCCGTCACCGCCGCGCTCGCTGACCGCGTGCTCGTCAAGGACGAAGTCACGGCCGCCAACAATGGCATTTACACCGTGACGGATGCCGGCTCTGCGGGCACGCCGTGGGTGCTCACGCGAGCCACCGACGCCGACACCGACGCCGAGGTTAATGCTGGCATGTTCACGTTTTCGGCCGAGGGCACCGCCAACGCCGACGTCGGATGGGTACTCACCACCGACGACCCGATCACCGTCGACACCACCGCGCTCGCGTTCACGCAGTTTTCAAGCTCGGCGTCATTCACCGGCGGCGACGGCATCGACGTCACCGGCACCGTCATCAGCGTCGACCTCGCAACAAATCCCGGCCTGCAATTCACCGGCGCCCAGCTCGACACGCTGCTCAACGGTACGACGCTCCAAAAAGGCGCGACCGGCCTGAGCGTGCTGGGCTTGCCCTCGCTGTTTGAGGTCAACGGCGTCGCCGTCGGGGCCACCGTCGGGGCCACCGCGCTCGACACGCTGACGGACACGAGCAACGCCGACGCGCTGCACACGCACACGGCTGTCGGCGCGGTGCGCGTTGCTGCCGAGCTCACGGCCAACGCATCCATCACGGCGGGCGATCCTGTCGAGTGGGGCGGCGCGAGCAACGAAGTGCAGAAATGCCAGGCGAGCACCACCGCGCTCATCGACGTCATCGGCGTCACCGAGGACACCGCCACGGCCGGCAATCCGGCGACGGTCGTGCGCAGCGGCATCGTGCTCAACGTGCTCGGCGGCACGGCGGCCGTCGGCGACAGGTACTACCTCGACTCGGCCGGTGGCCTGGTCAACAGCGTCGCCGGCCTGGTGGCCGGTGAGCATATCGTGTTTCTCGGCACTGCCGTCAACGCCAACGATCTCGAAGTGCACCCGCAGTACATCGGTCGAAAGAACTAGCATGGCGATTGGTCCCGACAGAGTGCAGCCGGCAGTTTATGAGGACACCGCCGGCGGTGGTGATCCGCTGGACGCGGGCGTCTATGGCAACGCCGATCCAATCGATCCACAAGAGGATGCGATCGAGTCGTGCGGGCATTATTTTCAGGACGCGCTCAACCGCGACGAGCTCGTGCATATTGCGCGCGATGGCAACGATCTCGTTTTCACCGACGTCAATGCGGGCAGCAACATCACGCTCGCCGAGCTGCTGCGCACGCTCACTGGGAATCAACTCTGGGTCGATGCCATAAATGGCGACGACGCATCAGCCATAGTTGGAAGATTCGACAAACCATACCTGACCATTGGCGCGGCGCTTGTGGCCGCTTCTTCTGGTGATGCTGTGATCGCGCGGCCTGGCACCTACGCGGAAAGCGGCCTGGTGATCGCTGCGGGTGTTACGCTAATTTCCGAAGCTGGACCGGCGGTAACTTCGATCACTGGATCTGCTGCTACAGGAACTCGAATCACCGTGAGTGCGAGCGCCATACTAAATGGCTTTAGCTTCACTGTGCCGACTGATGCAACCGCTGCCGTGTCATGCGTTCATGCGGCAGGCGTGGCAGTTGTAAACTATGTGAACTTTGCGGGCGCGGGCGGGTCAGGAATCGGGCTCCAGTTGAACGGTGCAGGCAAAGTTATCTGCGCAGAAATCCGCATGGCGGCGGGCACCGGCTGTGATGCGATGGTCGAGGGCATAGGCGGTATTCTCGCGATGGACGCTTGTCATATGCCCGGAGGGATCGGCAACATCAACGCGGGCGTCAGACTTAGCGGAGGGTGTCGCGGGCAGATCATTCATCCCAATATGGGGAGCCCTACGATCACAACCGGCGTACATGTCCTTGACGCGATCTTCATTGGGATCGGCGTCAACATTTTTAACTGCACTAATGCGATCCGCATCAGTGACAATACCGCCGATGTTCGTGTCACGGGCGGATTGCTTGAGGCGGGCACATATAATCTATTAGTTGATCCGGGGCTCACTGGCGTGGGTGGCGTTGCGCGTTTACAAGTTCAGATGGACCCGAAGTTTTCGATCCCTTCGACATGGATCGACAGTGACCACGCTTGGACCTTCTTTACTAAAACCGACACGACGGCTGATGCTTCATTTCAGCTATGGGGCGCAGACTACGTTGTAGGTCACCCGGAAAAGGGCAGCGCGTCGAGTGCTGGCGAGGGCACATCGTACTCCACAAATAACAAGGTTCTGACAACTGACAGCACAGCGACCGCGACAGATAACGGCGGCAGCTTCATCGATGTTACAGTTGAGGCGGAATCGAAAAGCTCATCTACATTTACGTTCCAGGCTGCTACCGCGGGCTGCGCGATTATGTGGACTACAAAGCGAGAAGACAGCAGCGGCGACAAGCTAAAGTATTGGGGCTGCGAGATGGACCAAACCAGCGCAGGGATCGTAGGTGCTGGCGCGTTTATCTGGGAAGTTCAAACGGCGGCCAGTGTATGGACGGAAGTCGATGTCATGGCTTCATCGTTTGCAGACCAATACCCCTACGCGAATGATATTTTCCTGCGTGCGTCGAGTGTCGAAATAATCCGCGTAGGCATAGACGGGGACACGACGTGGCCCGAAACTTTGATTGATGGAACGCTAGGTCATTGGATGCGAGTTCGCATCGCCACGACGATCACCACCGCGCCGGTTTTCGAGCGCCTGCGTTTGCTGCCGTCCTACGGAATAATGAACGACAAGGGCCAGCTCGGCGCGCAAGGATTGGCGCAGTGGAAATCGCAGCTTTTCGGTGTAGGCAATGTGTGGGGAGAGATCGCCGGAGGCGGCGCAGCGGACGCAACGATCACAGTCGGGGCAGGCGGCATCCCCACAGAGTGGGATCAGAAACTCAAAAAAGGGAAACTCAACAGCAACGGTGATGCGATCTCGTTCCAGTTTCAGATCCCGGACGCGATCTGTACCGCGTACCCGCTCTACTTTGATCTGTTCTATTCGACGACCGGCGGATCTCCGATCACAACTGGACCCGATCTGATCCTAAGCGTGCTCGTGCTCGGTGTTGGAGGCGTGGCCATCGCAGACGCAGGCGGAGCCATAGTTCCTATTGCGCGCGGTGTCACAAGCGCTGAGACGCTCACGAGCAAAGCAGCAACTGCGATCACCGTTACCGGTGCAATCGGGGCGATCACCGAGACACAGCAAGTGATGCGCTTTGGCCCGTATTCGATAGCGGATTACTACGAGGGCGACGCGGTAATTTTACGTCTAGAAATGGACGACGATGGCTCGCCCGCGCAAGACGTGAACATCTGGACGCTGGCAACTTCTGGCGTGCGCTTTGCGCAGGGCGGTAGACTTCCGGCGGGTGTTGTCGAGGCTTGGACTAACGTGATGTCTGTTGGCCTGGACGGGGTAGATGAAAGACTGTTCAGCTCGCCCGCTGGCAACTGCCCGATATATGATCGGCTTGATACGTTCAGCGTGAGCTTGTGGATGAAGTCGAGCGCGACAGGTTTCGGCTGCATGATCGGAAAGCAGTTGAACTCTGGAACGTATACCGGATGGGGGATCTTCCAAAACCCGACTGTTGCCGGGGAGTTCTATGTCTCGATGTTCAACACGCTAGGATCAAATCAGCAGGCCGTGCGCACGACGGGCAGCGGGTGGAATGACGGCGCATGGCATCACGTGTGCCTTACCTACAGCGGGTCGAGCACGGCAGCCGGGATAAAGATCGCGGTCGACGGTGTTGATCAAACTGTGTCGGTGGACTCCGACACGTTGAGCGCTTCGATCCTTACGGGTGAAACGATGTCGATAGGCTCGCGCGGCTCGACCACACCGGGTGCGTTTTTCAACGGAAGGCTAGATGAAGTTGCAATGTTCAACATCGAGCTATCCGCCGCGCAGATTACTGAGCTTTACAATGCAGGTGTGCCCGATAACGTACTCACACATAGCGCCGTCGCTAACCTTGATGCGTACTATAGATTGGGCGACGGTGCTGACGGTGTAGGGGCGACGCCAGTTGTTAACGATCTTTCAGGCAACGGATACGGGTTAGATCAAGCAAACTTGGAGGCCGGCGACTTTGCCGCTGACGTACCATGACCTACTGCGTGATTTCATTTCCACCTACCGCGGAGCAGTACGCGGCGGCAGTCGAGAGCGCGAGCACTGTGCGCGTGAGTTTAGACGGCGCTACGTGTGTGCTTAAATGGCCTGGTCCAACGCCGCCAGCATTTGCCGGTTTGCCAACTCTCACGCACGTCGAAGCGCTCGCGCTGATGAGCACCGAGGCATGGCAGGTAACTGGCCTGGGGATCTAAAAAATGGAAAATATAACGGTCCAATCCGACGCCGGCTTTGTCGAGCCGATCATGGTCTACACGCTCAACTCACTCGGCGACCCGCTCACGGGTGCGGTCGATCTGTTTGTGCGCATGCGTCGCTCATCTGATGGCCTGTATTTCGACTGGGCTGACGCGACGTTCAAAGCTGCCGGCTGGGCGACGCTCGACCAGGTGCTCACCGAGGTCGATGCTGTGCGCTCGCCTGGTTTGTACGAGGTCGCCGGCGGCCTCGACCTGGCGGCTATCACCAACCCGACCGCCGACGACAACTACACCATCACGCCGATCCAAACTGGCAGCACGGCGACGCTGCCGGCACCGGCCGAGCTGCGCGTTGACAAGTGGGCCGGCCAGCTGCTCGACATTTGGCGCATCAAAGGCCTCGACGCGAGTGAGTCGCTCAACGTCAACAACACCACGCGCAAGGTCGGCGCGACCGGCAACAAGATCGATCAGACGATCACCGTCGCCGGCGACACTATCACGGTGCAGCGTGTCTAGCTTCCTGCCGAGCTCGGTGGCCGTCGATGGCTTTGGCTTTGGCCCGCTCGCAGTCGCTACGCAGGGCTGGCTCGTTGACAGCGCGCGAGCGTGCGCCGTTGCTGACCTGTCGCTCGTCGAGCTCGTGCAGCTTGAGCTCGTGCGCGTCGAGCTCGCAGCGCCATCGCTCGCGATGGTCGAGCAGGCGCATATCCAACTCGACCAGGTCGAGCGCGTGTTTGTTGAGCTCGGCCAGGTCGAGCGCGCCGCTGCTGAAATGGAGCCATGCTGATGATCGTGGATATAGGTGACAAGGTGCGCGCGTCGGTGACATTCACCAAGGCCAACGTCGATACAAACCCGACGGTCGTGACCGTCAAAATTCTCAAGGGCGACGGCACGACCGAGCTGACGTACAGCGGAAACATCGCCGCGCTGCCAGCTGAGATCGTACTCGACGCCGTTGGCCAGCTACATCACGACGTGAGCATCGACGACGTGCCTGGCGTGTGGACCGTGCGGTGGTTTGCCACCGGCAACGTCGAGGCCGCGACTGAGCTGACGTTCACGGCGCGCGACAGCGCATTTGGCAGCCCGCTGTCGACGACATGATCCGCAGCATCGCGGTCATCGTGTGGGCTCTCGGCGTGGGCCGAGCTGACGCCGGCGCGAAACCGTTGCCGAGCTCGACGGCGCAGGCCTGGGCGACGGCGATCCAACGCACCGCCAAGCAGCAGCACATCGATCCGTTTTCGCTGGTGGCGATCTTCCGGTGGGAGTCGGGGCTGCGACCAGGTGCGATCAACAAGAGCAGCGGCGCGGCAGGCCTGGGCCAAATCATGCCGCACTTTCATGGCGCGTGCAAAGGCACCGCCGACCCGCACAAGGCGCCGACGCCTGCGTGCCGTGCTACAAAGGCCAGGCTGCTCGATCCGCTTTACAACATCGCGAAAGTCGGCAAGCACATCACGGCATGGAGAAAATTATGCAGACGATTGACGGGGCGGCCGGCGTTGTTTCACCGCTGGTTAGCGGGGTACGCGGGGCGGAACATAATCAAGGGGGAGACGTGCGGCCAGCGGAGATCGAACAACCGCTGGCAGGACAAGCGGCAGAGCCCATACGTGCGCCGCGTCACTCAATACCGCCGCCACCTGCTGCGCCAGCTCAGGCGACGAGCTCGCGCTCAGCGGTAGGCGTGAGCGTGACGCTGCCGGCCGAGCTCGTGCGGCGTGAGACTGAGCTCGCGCTCAAGCGCGCTGCGCAACGCATCGCCGCGGGTCGCCGGCTCGACGTGCCGCTTGACGAGGCCGAGTTTGTGGATCGATCTGTTTGCCGCGAGCTCGGCGACGGTTCGGTTGCTGTCACCGTTGAGGTCTAATCATGATTTTGGAAATTCTTTTCTCGCTCGGCATGGGCTGCGCGGGTTACTTCATCGCGCGCACGCTCAACGGCGCGCTACAAACGCGCAAGACGCCGCAGCAGCATGAGCAGTATCGCGACGCAGTCTTGCAGGAGCTGAACCACGCCGCCGCGCTGCGCGCCGAGATTGCTGACAGCGATCAGAGGCTTGTCAATTTGTGGCACGACGCACCCGATGGCCAGGCGCGTTGGATCGTTGCGTGCCGCGATCAAATATCCGACCTGGCGCCCAGGCTCATCGAGCTCGGCCGGCGCTTTGGGTTTCGCCTGCCGCCGCCTGGTGCCGGTGATCCGCCTGAGCGGCCTGCTGAGCGGCCCGAGGCCGCCGACGGGTCAACTGTCGCATCGGCTGACGAAGCGGCCACAGCGGGGCAGCCTGGCCTCGCGTGGGTCGGTTCAGTGCCGATCACAAGCCAGCCAGCTGACGGCGAAGGGGCAGCAAATTGAGCGCCGTCTACACGTCGGAGCTCGCCGACTGCCGCGTCCATGATTGCGGGTGGGTCGACCTGCCGAGCGGCGTGACGATGAGCCGCCTGCCGCTTTGGGATCGCAGCGCGGATTTGTTCGCCAGGCTCGGCCATGGTCCGGCGGGCGAGCTGCTCGCGAGGTTCGGTCTGCGCCTGCCAACGGTCGCCGAGTATGACGAGCTGCACGACCTGGCGATCCATATCGACCCGTACACGTTGCCGACGATGGCGATGCTGAGCGCGGCGGGTGTGAACACCGGCAGCACTGCGGCAATCGACAGCTACCGCAACGAGCACATGCGTTCTCGAGTTTGGTGCGACGAGCACGACCGCGAAGTTTTTGCGCGGCTCGCTGCCGTCGACTGGCACCAGCAACCTGTCGCCAACGCTGGCAAGCACTGGGCCACCGGCGGCGTCATCGTCGGATGGTGGCGCAGCGATGGCACGCGCATCCAAAACCCGAGCAGCTTTCACGCATCGGTTGACACCTACACCGATTACGCGACGACGTTTCACGCGGTATGTATTCACGACGACGCCGACGACGCTGACGGCATCACCGAGCTCGCACCCGACACCGATCCATCACCAGGCTCGCAGCCACCGCCGACGCTCGCGGCCGACGACTGGCGCACGCTGCGGCTCGGCATGAAGGGCGGCGATGTGAAGGCCTGGCAGGGCGTGCTCATCGTCGACGGTTACGATCTCGGATCGTGGGCCGATGATGGCGACTTTGGCAAGCGCACGCACAACGCAACCGTGAGCTGGCAAGGTGAGCGCGGCCTGGTGCGTGACGGCATCGTAGGCAAGGCGACGCAGGCCGCCATCGGCACCGACCCCATCGAGCGCGAGCCGGCGCGCATGGTCACCCCGATCAGCTTCGTCGAGGCCGAGGCTTTTCGATACGCAAACCGCACCGCCGTGGATTGGGTCGTTGTGCATACAAGCGAAGCGCGCGAAGGCTCGACCACCGCCGAGGCCTTGCAAAGCTACGCCGCTAACATGCAGGGCCGCCGCGCGAGCTGGCACTACGCCATCGACGACGACAGTATTGCGCAGTCGGTGCTTGAGAAGCATGTCGGGTTTGCCTGTCCTGGACTTAACCGTCGGGGCGTGCAGATCGAGCTCGCTGGATTTGCTCGACAGAGCTCTGCCGACTGGCGCGATCCATTCTCGACGAGAATGCGCGAGCTGCTCGCCGAGCTCGCTGCCGGCATCTGCTCGCGGTGGTCGATCCCAGTGCAGCACATTGACGCCAAGGAGCTCGACGAAGCGCACGCCGCCATCGAGGCCGGCGAGCGTGTGCCTGAGCACTGCCGAGGCATCACGACGCACAGCGCCGGCACCAGGTCGGCGATCAGTCGAGGCCGCACAACGCACACGGATCCAGGCTCGCACTTCCCGATGGCCGAGCTAATCGACAAGATCGGATCGCTCGTGTAAGATCACCCCGATGCGACAGGCTGCTTGGCGGTGTCCTGTCGTTGTTGTTGTTCAGTTGCAGCCGTGGATTTCTACGGCTGTCGGCCAACGGTCGAACACACCCCCCCCCGGTGCGACCGTTGGCCGGTTTTTTTCGTCTTAGTTGGCAACGCTCGTCGCCGGTGGTAAGGGTCGCGCATGAACAACTCCCCACCAGACGAGCTCGCGGCCGACAACGCCGACGAGGCAACCGCCACCACGACCAAGCGCAAGCGCGGCAGCCGCACCAAGGCCGAGCGCGCTGCGACCTTCGACGACGCGCTGCTGGCAGCGCAGCGCTCGATCAGAAACGTGCCGAAAAACGGCCGCAACAAATTCCACAATTACGACTACACCACCGCCGAAGATATGATCGGCGCGTGCCGTCACGCGCTGCACGAGAGCGGCCTGGTGGCCGAGCGCGTTGGCTGCACGATCACCACCGTCGATGGCGTATGGATGTTGCGGTCGATGATGCGCGTGAGCCACGCGCCGACCGGCGAGCTGCGCGAGGGCGAATTTGATTACCCGATTTGCCCCGAAAAAGGCCGGCCGCTCGACAAGGCGGCGAGCGCCAGCATGAGCACGGCGCTGAGCTACTGGCTGCGCGACTTGCTCCAAGTGCCGCGCTGTGACAGCGAGGTCGACATCGGCCGGCACGAGGCCGCCGAGCGGCAGCAGCCACCACCACGCGCCCAGCAACCACCACAGCAGCAGCACGCACGCGGCGCGGGTGCGCGTGTCGACAGCGGCGAGCGCATCGCAAAGCATTACACGGGCAAGCTGCGCAACGCGATCAAGCACGGCCTGGTAGCCATCGAGCGCGTCGCTGACGAGATCGCAAACGACCGCAACGTCAAGCGCGGCAGCGCGACGAGTCAACAGCTGCGCGAAGAGTACCATCTTGCGCACGGTGAGGCCGAGCTCGCAGAGCAGGCGGCCAACAGCGACGCCGTCGAGGCCGTCGAGGCCGGTGGGCCATGGGAGGAAGGACGATGAGCGGCCTGCCAACTTTCTCGTCGCTTGAGCTCGCCGAGCACTGCCAGTGGTGGCTCAGCGATGACGCGCAGGCGCAGCTCGAAAAGCTGACGCCGATGGGCGGCGGCGGTGTCGGCTTTGGCCTGGCTTGGCACGAGCTCGCCGATCGCCACGTCAAGCACGGCGGCACGAGCGTCGCCGACGTCGTCGCCATCGTCGCCGAGCAGCAGCTCAATGCGACGGACGCCGACCGGCTCGCGGCGATGCGTGAGACGCACCGCGAAGAGCTCGATCGCATCGTCGCGCTCGGTGCATCGAGCGAGCTGGCCGTTGCGCTCGACATCGAGAACGGCGGCGCGCGGGTGCTGACGCCAAAGCACCATCGTGACTACAGCGACGTCAAGCCTGGCGAGATACCCGGCACGCTCGATCTAGCCTGGCGCGAGGTCGTCGATGGCGTGCAGATCGCTGTCGTGCGCGACTGGAAAACCGGGCACCCGATGTACACCACGCCGGCGGCGTACAATCTCCAGTTGTTCGCGCAAGCGCTGGCGATCTTCAACATGTGGGCAGTCGCGCGCGTGCGCATCGAGCTCGCGTTTGTCGACGACGATGCGATCCACATCGACAGCCACACGCTCGACGCTGTCGATCTTGAGGCAATCGAAGCGCAGTTCTGTGACCTCATGACCGCCGACCAGGCCGAGCCCAGGCCTGGCACCTGGTGCCACGCCAAGCACTGCAAGGCTCGCACGATCTGTCCTGCTACCGTCGAGCTCGCTGAGCAGGTCGGCACCGAGCTCGACGTGCGCGAGCCTGACGCCATCGTCGATCCTGTGCCTGGACCGTTCCAGGTCGAGATCTTAAACGGCGGCCACGCTGAGTGGTTGCGCGAGCGTTGCAAGCTCGTGCTCGCGCTGGTTGACCACGTCAAAGAGTCGCTCAAATCGTACGCCGACGAGCACGGCGGCGTCGGTGCAGGCGATGGTAAGCATTGGATCCGCAGCACCATCACAAAGGATGTCATCACGCTCGACGTCGACGCCGTGCTCAAGTTCGGCGTCACCGCCGACGAGCTCGACACGCTCGCGCCGAGGTCGACAAGCAAGGCGCGGATCGTCAAGGCGATCGGCAAAGAGCGCGGCGCTGAACTCGTCGAGTTTCTGCGCGACAACGGCCACATCAAACCCGTCACGCACGATCGTTATGACGTGCGCAAAAAGAAAGAAAAGGAAACGAAATGAACAACAACAAACCGAAATTTTCAACTGATGAGCAAGCGGCATACGTTGCGGGCTGTGCTGGCGTGCTCGACGCCATCGCCGTCGCCGCTGGACCTGATGGCGCGGTGGTGCTCACGAGCTCGACCGAGCTGCCCGATGACGCCGTTGCTGTCGACTACCAGGCGCACGTCGCGCACCGCGACAAACTCGAGAACGAGCCCGCGTCTGATGCTGGCGACGCTCTCGATCTAGTCGTCGCGCTGCGCCCGCTCGTGCTGTCGATCGGCGAGAGTTCGATCAAGCTCTGGCCGCGCGATGTGCTGCTCGCGTATCACCACGCTCGCGCGGTGCTGGCGGCGTGGGATCGCAGGCACGGCGTCGACGGCATTCCGGCCGTCGATCCTGACGAGTCAATCGAGATTCGGAGGGTAGTCTGATGAACCTCGTCATCCTGCGCGGCAACGTCGGCCAAGACGCTGAGATCCGCACCACCAACGGCGGCGACAAGGTCGCCAACGTCCGGCTCGCAACGTCGGAAAAATGGACCGACAAGCAAGGCGAGGCGCGCGAGCGCACCGACTGGCACACCATCGTCGCTTGGGGATGGCTCGCCGACTTGGTCGATGACCGCGTGCGCCAGGGCACCGAGCTGTTTGTGCGTGGATCGATCCAGGTGCGAGCGTTCGAGCACCAGGGCCAGAAGCGCACCGCCGTCGAGATCAAAGCGATCGAGCTCGGCGTCATCGAGCGGCGCGACAGCGGCCACCAGGCGGCCACCAGGGCCGGCGACGAGCGGCAGGCACCCGACGCCGGCCGCGACGACGACAGGCGCGCACCGAGCGGCTCATCGCCTGGGCGGCGGTGGTGAGATGGCAGGCCTGGCGAGCAACGTGCGCGAGCTGCGCCAGCGCGCCGGCCTGGCGTGCCGTGAGCTCGACCGCCGCGCTGGCCTGGCCGAAGGGCACACCGCGCTCATCGAGGCCGGCAACCGGCGCAACGTGCAGCTCGACACGCTCAGGCGGCTCGCCACAGCGCTCAACGTGACCCTCACCGACCTCACCAAGTAGCCGAAATTGCACCCGCCTGGATTTATTTCCGGGCGGGTGTTCTTTTACCCTTGACCATAGACCATGGCCTATGGCTTAATGCTGGACATGAACACGACGACGCAACGCACCCGCCACATCAACAAACTACTCGCCGAGCGCGTCAGCAGCCTGCACACGCTGGCAAGCCTGCGAGCCAGCCAGCTCGCTGACGGCTACGTGCCGACGATTCATGACCGCGAGGTAGCGCAGCTGCTCGTAAACGAAGGCATCAGGGTCTACTTCGCCAAGGGCTTGACAGCGGCAGAGTGCAACAGCATGGCCGCCGAGCTCACGCTGGACGGCGTGATCTTCCAAGCGATCCGCGAGGACGGCGGCCTTTTCACAGCGCGCGACATCGTCGCCGAGCTTGACGACGAGTTCGGAGGGTGTGACGGGATCGCCTACTCGCTGCCGGCTACTGCCGATGCCGAGTACTGGGCCACCGCCGGGCGCATCGCGTCGCGCAGCGCTTGCCGGTTTGACTGTCACGACGTGGCGATGTGCCGCGAGCATCTGATCATCACCGAGCGGCTGAAAAGCTTCGTTCGCGCCGGCCTCGTGCAGCGCTGGACCACCCGCCGCGTCGAGATCGAAAACAACGTCACAGCGGCGCAGATTGATCGCGGCCGTCGCCCTGGCGATACGACTGAGACGACCACCGTCGAAACCGTGTACGGCAGCTGAGCCGCCAGGCCGACAGCGAAAAAAAACGACAACCTCCGTCGATTACCCTTGACCATAGGCCACGGTCTATGGCTTAATGCTGGACATGAACACGACGCAACGCACCCGCCGCACCGCAACGATCATCATCAGTGCCGCTCGCGGCAACGTCCGAGCTTCCCGTGCCCTGGTGAGTCGCGCCATTCGCGCAGCGCTGAAGATCCGCAAGTGGGGCACCGGCGACCACATGGTAGCGTACATGACCAGCGCCGATGTCCGCGAGTACAGCCAGAACGCGACCGAGCCCCGATTTCAACTCGAAGCCACCACCGAAGAGATGCAGCGCGTCACCGCCGCCATCGAGATCCTGGCCGAGCACGATGGCTGGAACCAGACGCCCGTCGACATATACCACGACTAGAAACACGACGATGACCAGGCCGACAGCCCCAACCAGGGCGTCGGCCTTTCGCGGTGTGAGCAACGCAACCAACACCGCCGCCGCCGCCAACACCACCCTCGACGCGATCGCCGAGCTGCGCAAAATCGCACGCGGCAGCCACGGCCTGCGCAGCATCACCGAGCGCGGCATCGCTCTGCTGTATCGCGGCAGGTATGAGAGCTCAGCGGCCAAGGTTGCCGAGCTCGTCGCCCAGGCCGGCGGCGACGTATGGAGCAAGCGCAAGGTCGGCAAGACGGTCGTGAGCAACTACACCGCGACGCGCACCTGGCGCGTCGAGTTCACCGTCGGCACCGCCGAGGATTCGTACATCGCCAGCCGCATCGACAAGCGCGAGATGCTGGCGTGGCTCGCCGACCAGGCCGCGCTCAAGGCGTAGGGCGACCACGACCCGCCGGCCTGGGCTTGCCTACATGCGCAAAAAAAAAACGACAACCCCTGCCGATTACCCTTGACCATAGGCCACAGTCTATGGCTTAATGCTGGACATGAACGACGCAACCAACGCCGCCACCGCCGCCAACCTCATCGCCAAGCCGAGCCGCTGGAACAAGCTCAGCGACGAGCAGCAGGTCACCATCCAGCAGACGAACGCCGAGCGCACCCGCGCAGCTTTTCCGGCGCTCGTCGCTCGCGGCGCGGTGTTCGTTTGCAGCCACAGCGGCGGCAAGGATTCCGACATGCTCTACCGCTGGATGCTGGCCAACATCCCGCACGACCAGATGATCGTCGTTCACGCCGACCTTGGTGACGCCGAGCACACCGGCACGCTCGACCATGCGCGCAAGCTCGTCACGCACCATGATGTGCTGGTAGCCAAGGCCATCACCAAGGACGGCGCAAGCAAGTGGTTTCTCGACATGGTCATGATGCGGCACGACGTGCTCACCGCTCGCGGCGACAACGACGTCAGCCCATGGCCCAAGCAGGGCGAGTGCCAAGGCACCAGCGATCTCAAGCGCGGCCCCATCGCCAAGGTCATCCGCCAGTGGGTCAAGGACAACAACCACAGCGGCCTGGTCGTCGAGTGCCTCGGCCGTCGTGCTGATGAGAGCGAGCGACGCGCCGGCAGCACCGTCAACTGCTTCAAGCTCGACGCGCGCAACAGCGTCGCCGGCCGCGAGTGGTACAAGGTCGACCCCATCGCCGACTACACCACCGCCGCCGTGCTCGACGCCATCGGCGACGACCTGCACGTCACGTACACCAAGCACGGCTTTGAGCGCATGAGCTGCTGCATCTGCGTGCATGGCAGCGACACCGACACCGCCACGGCGGCCGCCGTTCGGCCGCACCTATTCGCCAAGTACGTCGCGGTCGAGCGCTTCACCGGCAAGACGATGCGCATGCGCAGCACCACCAAGGCCGAGCGCCAGGCCAACGCCGAGCTCGCCAAGTCGGTGCGCGTCACGCTTGAAGAGTACGCCGGCGCCAACGCCAACGCCGAGCTCGTCGCGCAGTACGTCGCCGAGCTCGCAGCCACCGGCCGCATCGCGCAGGGCGAGCCTGTCGCCAGCACCGTCGCCGGCCGCACATCGCTCAACGTGCTCAGCTGAGCCACCAACCACCAACTAACACCAGGAAACACCGCCATGAGCACCAACGCAACCACCACCAACGTCGCCGTCGATCTGTTCGCCGGCTGGGGCGGCATGAGCATCGGCGCAGAGCAGGCCGGCGTACGTGTCGCGCTGGCCGCCAACCATTGGCCGCTCGCCGTCGAGGCTCACGCGCTCAACCATCCGAGCACCGCGCACGAGTGTCAAGATCTGCGACAGTTCGACTGGCGCAACCTGCCGCAGCACGACATGCTGCTCAGCGCGCCAGCGTGCCAAGGCCACAGCATGGCAAGCCAGCCAAAGCGGCGCGGCTACCACGACGCGCTGCGTGCCACCGCCTGGGCCGTCGTTGACTGCGTCGAGGCCTGCCGGCCGCGCGTCGTCGTCGTCGAGAACGTGCCGCAGTTCGCGCGCTGGGAGCTCTACGATTTGTGGTGCTCGGCGCTCGTGCGCCTGGGCTACCAGATCAACGAGCTCGCGCTCAACGCCATCGACTTTGGCGTGCCTCAGAAACGCCGCCGCCTGTTCATCGTCGCGACCCGCGAGCGATGGGCGTTTGCTCGGCCTCAGGCGCCCGCTGTGCCGTCGTTCGGCCCGTGCGTCGATTGGGACGCAGGCCGCTGGCGGCCCATCACAGGGGCACGCTCAGGCGCCCGCAAGCGCATCCGAGCCGGCCAGGCTCGCCACGGCCGCCGCTTCGTCGTGCAGCACGTCACCGGGCACACCGGCCTGCCGCTCACCGAGCCGCTGCGCACCGTCACCACGGGCGACCAGTGGCACGTCGTGAACGGCGAGCAGTACCGGCCGCTCACCGTGCGCGAGACTGCGCGAGCGATGGGATTTCCAGACTCGTACAGCTGGCCAGCGAGCTCGCGCCGCTGCGACCAAATCACCGGCCTAGGAAACGCCGTGTGCCCGCCTGTCGCTCGCGAGCTGTGCCGCCAGCTCATGGCGTGAAAAAGAAAGATCCGATTACCCTTGACCATAGGCCACAGTCTATGGCTTAATGCTGGACATGAACACGGCGCACTACACGACCGACAACAACACCGCCGCCTGTGGCCGCGACGCCGACAGCCGCCGCGTCAGCTATGCCCTCGGCCTGGAGCTGACCACCGCCGCCTGGCAGGTCGACTGTGCAAGCTGCCAGCGCACCAAGGCCTACAAAGCCGCCATGGCCGCCAAGGCCGCCAAGGCCGCCGCCAAGGCCGCCGCCGAGCCGACTGCGCCGGTGTTCATGAAGGGCGACACGGTCGCGGGTTACAACTCGACCGCCGTGGTGCTCTTCGTCGAGGGCGACAGCATGCGCGTGCTTTGGGCCACCGGCCGAGAATGCACTCACAAAATGGCCGCGCGGCGCTTCCCCTGCAATACGTTCGCCTTCGTCAAGGTGTCGTCGTGAGCGCCATCATCTGCGAGCACTGCGGCGATGACTTCACCGTCGAGCTGCTTGAGTACTGGCCCGAGGATCGCACGTTCCAGATCGTGACCTGCTGCGAGGCCAGCCATGATGAGCAGCTCGCCGAGCTGGCGTGGTACGCGAAGCACGAGCCGCGCGAGCTCGGCCGGTGGCTCAGCGATCAGACGGGCCACCAGGTGCGCCAGGTCGTCGCCGACGCCGACGCCGGTGTGCAGTACGGCAACGGCGGCATCAGCGTCGACAACGGCCTGCGCCTGGCCACCATCGGCCGCACCGCTGCGCAGGCATGGATCGCCAAGCACCACCGACACAACGAGGCACCGAGCTGCTCGCGCTTCAACCTCGCCATCTACAATGGCAGCGAGCTCGTCGCTGTCACGATGGTCGGCAATCCGGTGGCGCGGCTGACGATGCAGAAGCACCCCGACTGGCTGGAGGTGAACCGCGTGTGCGTGTCGCCTGAGCTGCCGAGCTGGCTGGTGTGGAACGCTTGCTCCATGCTGTACGCTGCCGCCGGCCGTGAGGCCGCCGCTCGCGGCTTCAAGCGGCTCATCACGTACACCCGCGAGGATGAGAGCGGCGGCACGCTCGTCGCCGCCGCGTGGTCGCAAACGCACCGCACCAGGCTCGACAAGCGCAACTGGCAGCGCGCCGGCCGCGAGGCTCGCGCGACGCGAATGACGCCGTGCCGTAAGATCCGATGGGAGCGCGGCCTCGACAAGCGCGAGCGCCGAGCTGTCGCTCGCGACGCTGAGCGCTTCGCCGAGCTGCAAGCCAAGCGCGCCAGGCGTGCCGCCCAGGCCGCTCAGCAGCAAACCCGAGAACAGATCCAGGCGGCAGCGTGACGCCCAACGACCCGAGATCACAGGCCTCGAAAAAAAAGATCCGATTTCTGTGGACACTAGACCCTGGTCTATGGCTTAATAGGGACATGAACAACGCACAAGACATTCGCAAGGCACTCAAAAACGAGCTCGGCCTCAACGCTCGCCAGGTATCGGTTCGCACCACCAGCGCGGGCAGCATCCGCGTCGAGCTCAAGGTGCCGGTCGCCATCGCGCCGGTCAAGGCAATCGCAGAGCAGGCGCAGCGCGTCAGTCGTTGCGAGTACAGCGGCGACATCCTAGGCGGCGGCAACGTGTTCGTATTCGTCAGCTATGCCGCCGGCACGCTCGACGGCATTGTTGACGCGGCAGCTGTCGAGGCGCTTGAGGGCGACGCCTGCCTTGAGCTCGACAAGATCCAAATCGAACGCGACAGCGCGCGGCCTTGGGACTTTGTTGTATGGGATTTGGCCGAGGAGTTTGGCAAGGCTCACCGCGCAGGCGGGTCGAAGTTTGCCGCCGAGGTCGCCGCGCAGATCTTGCTCAACCGCGCAGCGTAACCCACCAACCACCGCCACCAGGCCGACAGCCCCAACCAGGGCGTCGGCCTTTCCTGGTATGAACACCACCACCACCACCACCAAAGGAAACACCGCCATGAACACCACCAAGCCCACCACCAAGCCCACCACCACCGACGCGCACGTCAACATGCTCGCCACGCTCGGCATCGAGATGCCGGCCGACAGCGTGCAGCGTGAGCACGCGAGGATCAACCAGAACATCGAGCGCGAGATCGAGCTCGCCGAGCGCCAGGCGGACAACACCCGCCGCCAGCTGTTCCATCTGCGCAGCAACGCCCAGCGTGTCGACGCTCGCCGCTCGCCGCGACCCGCATCTGGCGACGCCGCGATCGTCGCCGAAAACGAGCGCCAAGGATTCGACGCATGCGTTGGTCGCTGGCTGCGCTGCGCGCAGGAGGTACGCGACAGCAACGCCAGGCGCGTCGCCGCGTCGCCGCTCGCGGGTGCAGAGCAGGGCTTTGCCGGGCCAGATGCCAGGCCGACGCCGCTGCTGAGCGTCGAGCGTGGCCGCCGCTACCTGCGGATCGTCAGCACCGTGCGCACCGCCGCCGGTGAGCTCACCGACCAGCGCAGCGCGTTCGCGTTCGTCGACACCAAGACCGGCAACGTGCTCAAGCCTGCCAGCTGGCGTGGACCTGCCAAGCACGCCCGCGGCAACGTGTTCGCCGTCGATGGCGGCATCAGCTGCGTCGGCGCGTACGGCATCGCTCACTGCCGCTAGGCGCAAACCGCCGAAATCATAGGCCTCGAAAAAAAAGATCGGGGTCTATGTTCTTTTTTGTAGACGGTAGACCACAATCTATGGCTTAATGCTCGACATGGACACCGCAGCAAACACCAACACCCGCGTCATCGGCTACATTCGAGTCTCAACGCAAGCCCAGGCCGCCGACGGCGTCAGCCTCGCCGCGCAGCGCACCAAGCTCACCGCGTACGCCGTCGCGCTGGACCTCGACCTCGTTGAAATCATCGTCGACGCCGGCGTCAGCGCCAAGTCGCTCAACCGCGACGGCGTGCAGCGTGCGCTCGGCATGCTCGACAGCGGCCAGGCCGACGGCCTGCTCATCACCAAGCTCGACCGCCTGACGCGCTCGGTCAAAGACCTCGGCGAGCTCGTCGAGAGCTACTTCGCCGACCGCTTCGCGCTGCTCAGCGTCAACGACAGCATCGACACCCGTACCGCCGGTGGCCGCCTGGTGCTCAACGTGCTCGCCAGCGTCAGCCAGTGGGAGCGCGAAGCCACCGCAGAGCGCACCCGCGAAGCGCTCGCCCACATCGCCGCCGACGGCGTGCAGCTCGGCGGCGAGGCCCTCGGCTGGAAGCGCACCGACGACGTCGATGCCGACGGCCGCCGCGTTGTGGTCGAGGTCGCCGACGAGGCCGACGTCATCCGCACCATCATCGCCATGCGCGCCGACGGCATGACCCTGCGCGCCATCGCCAGCGAGCTCACCGAGCGCGGCATCGCCACCAAGCGCGGCGGCACCTGGCGCGCGTCGACGGTCAACGCCGTCATCAAGCGCGCCGCATGAGGCTCACCGGCCTCGCACAGCGAGGCCACCAACCACCACCAACAACGAATAGGAAACACCGCCATGAACACCACCACCACGACCCGACCCGCCGCCACCAAGACCGCCGCCGACCCGTTGCCCGACGCCGTGCCTGTCGCCCTCATCGGCGACCGCGAGGGCTTGGCGTCGCTCGTCATCGTCACCAAGCGCGGCGCGCTGCGCGAGCTCGCCAGCGGCCACATCGCCAGCGGCTCATACGACAGCATGCTCGCCCAGGCGCCGCTCATGCTCAGGCTCGGCAGGTGGTCGCATTTCTTCGATCTCACCACCGTCACACCGTGCAACACCGACGACTCGATTGGCTGCGCGGTGCATGTGCCGAGCACCGACCCGGCCACGATGCTCACGACGTGGGTCTGCAAGCGGTGCGGCAAGTAGGACGCAGCTACCGCCACCGCCCAAAAAAAAGATCACGATTATCCTTGACCATAGGCCACGGTCTATGGCTTAATGGCTGACATGAGCAACGCAACAAAAACGGAACGCGGTTACAACATCGGCATCACGGCATTGTCGAACGGCGTTAGGAGCTGGGCAAAGAAATTGGAAGCGCAGGGCTTTGAGATCGAGATCGACGTATTCAAGACTGGCCAAGGCGGTGATGAGCACTACGGTCCCTCGACTGTCGAATTGACGCTTGAGAAAGAATACACCGACGGCTCGACAGGTGAGCTGTGCGACTTCTTATCAACTGTCACGTTCGTCGCTGGCGGATATGGCGGCCTTGACGAGCGCCATGCGATCGGCGGCCGGTCAGGATGGCGCGCGATGAAAGCAGAAGGGGAGAAACGGCTCCACAGCGAGCGCGATTGGAAAGCCGCTGCGCAAGGGTGAGTGCTGGACCCGCCACCGCCAACCACCGCCACCAGGCCGACAGCTCGCAAGGGCGTCGGCCTTTCCTGGTATGAACACCGCCAAGCCCACCGCAATCTACACCATCACCGTCGGCAACATCGTCGAGCGCAAAGGCCACCGCGCAAGCTGCTCGCAGGTCGTCGTCGAGCTCGACGTGCGCGCAGCGAGCGAGGCCGAGGCCGTCGCCATCGTCAAGCGTGCCGGCGCGTACGAAAACGCAATCATCGCCAAGCGCATCAGGATCAACCCCGACGCGATCAGCGAGCGTAACATCACAGGGCAGTTCCACGCCGGCCGCTAAACCAACCACCACCACCACCAACGAGGATCACACCATGCCAAAACGCAAACCATCACCGCCGCTCTGCGAGCTGCTGCGAGCTGCTCGCATCGAGGCCGAGCTCAGCCAGGCGCAGCTCGCTGCCGCCATCACGCCGCCCATCACGCAGGCCTCAGTCGCCTGCATGGAGTCGCGCGGCAAGCCTGTCAGCGAGGCCACGCTCGTCAAGGTCGCCACCGCGCTCGGCACCACCGTCGTCGATCTGCTCGTCACCGGCCTCCAAGCTCATCGCAACCAGGCGCGAGCGGCGAAGCGTGGCGCGGCATGAGCGCCAGGTGCAAACTTGAGATTGTGCGCAAGCACGATCCGGCGCGCAACGTCAAGCGGCGCCGCCTGGCCGTCGATGCGATCCGCGCGTGGCACGACGCTCGCGCAGCCGGCACCACCGCGCTCGCGCAGCTCGCCGCCGATGGCGTGCAGCTCGGCGGCGCTGAGCTCGTCGAGGCTGTCGCGCACATCGGCACGCTGCTCACCGAGCTCGCCGTGCGCGACGATGAGCTGGTTGGTGCGCTGGTGCTGGAGGCTGAGCTTGACGCCTGGCGGCGCGAGGTCGGCGATGAGTGAGCCGCTGACAGGCTGGACAACGACGCCGACCTGGTCGACGGCAACGCGGCCAGCACGCTCGCAGCTGGCCGCGTCGCGCAAGCGTTGGCACTTCAGAGCTGGCGCCGCAATCCGCCGCCGGCAGCTAGCCGTCGAGCAGGTCGAGCGCACGCTGCACGCCGTGATCGTGCTCGGCCTGCTCGGACTCGCGGTGTATAGCGGGTGCGTCGCCGGCGTCGCCGGCCTCGTCGGCCTCGTCGGCCTCGCGCTCGCCGCCGCCTGAGCCGATGGCGCGGCCGAGGCTCCAAGCACCGGCACAAGCGGCGCGGAGGCCTTACAGGGGCCAACGCGGCCGACTGTGGCACCATCGCCGGCCGGCCGCTGGCGGCGGTGCGACAAATTTGCCAGGCGGTGCGCGATGGTGCATTGTGCGCCACATGACAACGACCACCGACAACACCGCCACCGAGCTCGACGACCAGGTTGAGCCCATCGCGCTCACCGTGCGGCTCGACGGCCGCCAGGCGCAGCAGCTCACCGAGCTCAAGCTGCGCACCGGCATCACCGGCACGGCTGACCTCGTACGATTTGCGCTCACCGAGCTCGCGCGGCGCCTGGCCGCACTGGACGGCGTCTGATGCACTGGCCGGATGAACGCTACGTCAGGATCTACACACGCGACACGCCTGAGCTGGTCGTGCTCGACTGGCGGGCGAGGCTCACGCTGTGGGAGCTGCTGCGCAAGGTCGACCGCGCTGGCATCATCGACCTCGGCGGCCATGGCGCGACAGGCCTGGCGGCGCTGCTGCGGGTGCCTGTCGCTGTCGCTGAGCTGTCGCTCGACGCCTGGCTTGCGGCCGGCATCGTCGAGCAGCACGGCAGCACGCTGGTGCTGCGCAACTTCATCGAAGCGCAGGAGGCCGCGAGCAGCGACAAGCAGCGAGCGCGCACGCATCGAGAGCGCAAGCGAGCACACGCCAGGCGCGAGCTTGTCACAAATCGTGACGAAAGCGCACGGCCCGATCATGAGGCCGCCGACGAGCCCGATCCAACGCCGTCGCCGACCCGTCACCGCCGTGCGAAACGTGACGCAACCGTCACAATTTGTGACGCAACCGTCACGGGGCATGACGCAACCGTCACAGCCGGTCACAGCGCGTCACTCCGTACCGTACCGTACCGTACCGTACCGGATCCCCCTACCCCCACAACGAAGGGCAAGCGACGGCAACGAGCGCACGCCAGGCCGGCAACCTGGAGGCCGAGTGAGACGGCGACGAAGCGCGCGGCTGAGTACGGCCTCGACCTCGCTGACGAGCTCGCTAGCTTTGACGAATGGACGACGGCGAAGGGCGCAACGTACGTCGATTGGGATGCGGCATTTTTGAGCCACCTGCGTCGTCGTCGCTCGACCGATCCGAGAGACTCACGAGCACCGGCCAGGCCTCGCGCTCGGCCAGGCTTTCGCAACGATGCGCCAACAAGGGGCCAGGCATGATCGAATTTTCAGCGGGTGTGATGTGTGGGCTGATGCTGTGGGCGTGGGCTCGTCAAATGGCGGGTGAGTCGTGAGCCGGCGGCAGTACACCGACCCGCCGCCCATCGCCGGCCGGCCGCCAGCGCACGACCTCGACGCCGAGGCCGCCGTGCTGAGCGCTTGCTTGATCGACGAGCATGCGCGCGACGACGTGCTTGACCTGGTGCGCCCGTCTCATTTCTACAGCACCGACAACCAGCTGATCGCCACCGCCGTCGCTGAGCTGCACGCCGCCGGCGGCAAGCTCGACGTCGTCATGGTCGCGCGGTGGCTGCGAGCGCACAGCCAAGCGGCCGACGTGAGCTACCTGGGCCAGCTCGTTGACGCGACGCCGAGCGTGGCCAACGTGCGCCGGCATGCGCAGATCGTCGTCGACCTGGCGCGGGTGCGCGACGTTGTGCGGCTGTGCCAGGTGCGCGCCGCTGAAGGCTATCACCCGATCCCAAACGTGGCCGACTGGTGCGACGAGGTCGAGGCCGAGCTGCACCGCGTGGTCCGCTCGACGAGCTCGGCCGATGCGGCGGCGTCGATGACGTCGCTGCTGAGCTCGACGGTTGACCACCTGCGAGCGGTCGACGAAGGGCGAGCGATTGGCACTGTGCGATCGAGCGGCCTGCGCAACCTGGACGCCTTGATCGGCGGCCTGGTGAGCGGCGATCTGATCATCGAGGCCGGCCGGCCTGGCATGGGCAAGACCGCGCTGCTGTACGAGCATGTGCTCGCGGTGGCCAGCGACTCACCGAGCTCGCCGGCCGAGTATGTGAGCCTGCACTCGCTTGAGATGCCGGCGCGCAACATTGGCCAGCGCTTGCTCGCGATGCGAGGCAACGTAGATCTCGGTCGGATGCGTCGCGGCCAGCTCACGCCGTGCGACTGGCGCGGCATCACTGACGCGGCCGTCGAGCTCGACAATGCGCTCATCGAGGTCGACGACCGTGCGAGCCTGACGCTGCTCGATGTGCGAGCGACCGCGCGACGTGTCGCTGCGAAGGCCGCGCGAGCTGGCAAGCGGCTCGGCCTGGTCGGCGTCGACTATTTGCAGCTGATGACCGGCGACCGGTCGAGCGGCTCGCGTGAGCAGGAGGTCGGCAGCCTGAGCCGCGGGCTCAAGCAGCTCGCAAAAGATCTCGACGTGCCGGTGGTCGCGCTGTCGCAGCTCAACAGGGGCGTCGAGACTCGGCGCGACCCGCGGCCGATGATGAGCGATCTGCGCGAGAGCGGATCGATCGAGCAAGACGCCGACACCGTTGTCATGCTGTACCGGCCCGGTTACTACGATCAGCAAGCTGGCCGGCGCGACGATACAGCCGGCGAAACTGAGGCCATCGTTGCCAAGCAACGCAACGGCCCCACCGGCGTCGCGACGCTCAAATTTTTTGCTGGAAATGCATCTTTTGGAGATGGAAATGCCTGAACAGATCGATCCTATTGTGATCTTCATCGACGGACTAAAAACGATCAGCACGCTCAACGCTCGCGAGCACTGGGCAGCGCGCAGCAAGCGGCACAAGTCGCAGCGCCAGGCCGTCGCGCTCGCGCTGCACAACGTCGAGCGGCCGGCGCTGCCGTGTTGCGTCGTGTTGCGTCGTGTTGCACCGCGTGGCATCACCGACGACGACAACCTGGTGAGCTCGATGAAAGCGGTGCGCGACGCTGTCGCCGATTGGCACGGCACCGACGATGGCGATCCGCTGTGGCGGTGGGTCGTCGAGCAACGCAAAGGCAAGCCCAAGCAATATGCCGTGGAACTCGAGTTCGGTGTTGTTGCGTGTGAGCCTGGCGAGATCGTATCTGCTGAGCCACCACCTGCCGAGCCTGAGCCGCTGCCAGCTGAGCCACCACCTGCCGAGTTCGTCGAGCCTGAGCTGCCGACACCTGACGCGCCGCCGCCGGCCGTCGATGAGCCTGGTGCCGATGCCGAGCTGCCGCCGGCCGAGCTCGTCGAGCACGATGGGCAGATCCATGCGCTATGGGCTCGACGCCGCGGCCAGCTGCGAGCCTGGTGCGGCCTGGTGCTCGATGACGGCACCGAGGTCGACGACGATGGCGAGCAGCTCATACACTGCGGCGCCTGCCGCCGACGCCTGCGCCACGCTGCCGGCCTGGGCCGCTCGCGCAAGACGGCGATCAAGCGGCGCGAGCTGAGCAAGCCAGCCAAGGCGCTGCTCGACCGTGGGCTGCTGCGAGGTCGTGTGCTCGATTTCGGATGTGGGCACGGCGACCTGGTGCGATTCGCCGAGCTCACCACCGTCGAGCAGTTCGATCCGTACTGGTGGCCGTTCGAGCCGGTGGGCAAATTCGACAGCATCTATTGCGGGTACGTGGCCAACACGATCGGGCCATCAGCTCGCGCCATCCTGCTGCAACGAATCAGGTTTTTGCTCGCGCCTGGTGGTCGCGGGTACGTCGCCGTGCGTCGCGACATCGACGGCATCACGCACACCGCTACAGGCACCGACCAGGCCGACGTCGAGCTTGACCTGCCGAGCGTCGCGCACGAGCCTGGCAGCTTCGAAATTTACACAGTGGACTAGCTCGTGGTAGACATCAGATCAATGCGATGGATCACCGAGCTGGAATGGTTCTTTTGTTGGTCTAGCGCTGAGCTCGGCGAGCGCTCAACTTTCCCGCCTGGCGAGCCTATTGGGTCACGCCAGGCGGTGGCCACTACTCCGACGCCTGAGCAGTGCCAGGCGGCACGCAAGCAGCGGCGGGTACGTCGTGTGCTGCTCGCGCTCGGTCGGCAGCACCAGGCGGTGCTCGAAGCGAGCTACATGCCACGCCGCGACGTGCCTCCAAATCTGGCGGCCAGGTTCGGCATCGACCGCAAGGCCGCCAAGGTCGCTTGGTCGATGGCGCGGGTGCTGCGCGCCATGGGCAAGAAAGTCGATCACGAGGTCGCGACGCAAGCGCAGGCCGCCGTCGAGCAGGCGCACGAGCTCTATGCCGCAGCGCGCGACGCTGATGAGCTGGCGCACCGGCGCGACTATCCAAACCGCAGCAACAGAGCCGCCGCCAGGCGCGACCGCGTGCAGTCATTCAGGCTTGAGCTTGACGAGCTGCCGAGCGCCTAACAAACGTGGCAACGCTGCGGCCGTACTTGACCCTGCGCCAGGCCGCCATCGAGCTCGGCATGGGCAACGGCCGGCAACCGGCGCAGCGGCTCAGGCGGCAGCTCAGGGCGCGCGAGCTGTCGCTGGGGTACGAGTTCGTGCTGCGAGGTCCAACGGCGCGCTCGCCGTGGCTGGTGACGCTGCCGCTGCTGCGTGAGAATTGCCCCGAGCTGTTCAGCCCGCGCGATGAGCTGGCGAAAATGCTGCGCGCTGAGATCGATCGCATCGACGACGCGCTGGCTGAGCTCAGGGCGCGCGACCAGGTGATCGCTCGCGACGTGGCTGGCAGGGTCAAGGCGCTGCGCCAACGTGTTGATCGGATGGCGGCCGGCTGACCAGCGTGCGCCCAGTGGATCGGACATGTTGCGCTTGAGCTTGAGCGCCGTTTTTAAATGTAGATCCGACTTCGTCATTTAAATCGACCTGGTGAGCTGCGCGCGCTCGTCAAGTGCATCGACCTGGTGCAGAGTGCTTCAGGTTCGCGCCTATAGGGTGTAGATGAGGATCACCAAACGACCCGTCGAGCAGCTGCTCAACGACCCGCGCAACGTGCGGCTTCACAGCGAGCGCAACATCAGCGCGGTGATGGCCAGCTTGCAGTCGTACGGGCAGCAGAAACCCATCGTCGTCGACGACAGCGGCAAGGTGCTCGCCGGCAACGGCACTCTCGATGCTGCCAGGCGGCTCGGCTGGGATAAGATCGCAACGGTCACCAGCACGCTCAAGGGCGTCGACGCGACAGGCTACGCCATCGCCGACAACCGCACCGCCGAGCTCGCGCTGTGGGATGAGGATCTGCTTGCGCAGCAGCTCGCCGAGCTTGGTGACGCCAGCATCGACCTCGACGCGCTGGGCTGGTCTGATGACGAGCTCGCCGAGCTGGGCGCAACGTGGTCGCCGATCGACTTCGACGACAAGCCGATCAAGGGGCCAGCGGCCGGCACCGGATGGGAGCTCAAAGATTCGACCTGGTGCGTGCATCACGGCGACAGCCGGCAGGTGCTCGAAACGATTGAGACTGACAGCATCGACGCCGTCGTCACCGACCCGCCGTATGAGCTCAACTTCATGTCCAAGGGATGGGACAATCGCGGCATCGCGTACGACGTCGAGCTGTGGCGGCAACTGCTGCGCGTGCTCAAGCCTGGCGGCCACCTGGTGGCGTTCGGTGGCACGCGCACGAGCCACCGCATGGTATGCGCAATCGAGGACGCAGGATTTGAGATCCGAGACTCGCTGTGCTGGCTGTACGGGTCAGGCTTTCCCAAGTCGCTCGACGTGAGCAAGGCCATCGACAAGGCGGCCGGCGTCGAGCGCGAGGTCATCGGCCAGTGGAAGCCGACAGGCACCGCCAGGCCAAACAAGGGCAAGCGAGGGCACACGGCGGCGCGCACATCGAGCGCCGATCCAGATTACGATCCTGACGACCAGGCCGAGCTCGACATCACGGCACCAGCCACCGAGCTCGCCAAACGCTGGCAAGGGTGGGGCACAGCGCTCAAGCCCGCGCACGAGCCCATTGTGCTCGCTCGCAAGCCCATCGAGGGCACCGTTGCCGACAACGTCAAGGAGCACGGCACCGGCGCGCTCAACATCGACGGGTGCCGGGTCGCTACCGATGACGTCACAGGGTGGGGCGGCGGTGGTTCGCGATTGCATGATGGTGGATTGTCGCGCATGGGCGGCAAAGCTAGGCCAACCCAGGATGGCCGGTGGCCTGCCAACGTCGTGCTCGATGAGCAGGCCGGTGAGCTGCTCGATGAGCAGAGCGGCGAGCGACCAGCTGGCAGCGTGCCAGCGCGCACCGGCACCCGTGCCGTGTATGGTGGGCTCGACGGGCACGAGGACACGCCGCGCAGCATGGGCGACAGCGGCGGGGCGTCGCGGTTCTTCTACTGCGCCAAGGCATCGACCAGCGAGCGCGAGCATGGGCTTGACCACATCAGCAAGGGCGTTATCAACGCAGCCACACCACCGGGCAGCAAGGGCAGCAACAGCCCGCGCGCAGGCGCAGGTCGAACTGGGCCAAGGAGCAACATCCACCCGACGGTCAAGCCTGTCGAGCTCATGCGCTGGCTCATCAAACTCATCGCGCCGCCTGGCGGCACCGTGCTCGACCCGTTCACAGGCTCAGGCACCACCGGCGTCGCTGCCAGGTGCGAGGGCGTCGACTTCGTCGGCATCGAGCAGAGCGCCGAGTACGTTGAGCTTGCACGAGCTCGCATCGGCCAGGCCAGCAACAGCACCGAGCCCGGTGAAGGCTGAGCGCTTCGCTGAGCTGTGCCGGTTGCTGCCGGTCGGCAAGCAGATCGGATCGGTCACGTACGTCGGCCTCGTCGAGCTGTACAAGCACACGATCGTCGATGACCTCGCCAAGCTCGTGCGCCGCCTGGCGCGCAGGCACATCGCCCAGGTCGTCAAGCTCGACCCGAAGCGCATGCGGCTCAGCCTGCTCGCGTATCCAGGTCTGGAGCGCGACCCGTGGCCAAGCCTGGCCTACAGCGTGCTCATCGACCTGGTCACCGGCGAGCGTACGCGGCGACGAGCAAGCACGACAAACCCGCCGGTGCTGCACCGTAAAGAACTCATGTGGCCAAGCCACAAGCAGGCGCCAGCATGGGCCGAGCTTACGGCACGGTGCGAGCTCGCTGGGCTGTTCAAAGAAACCACGACGATCGGCACCCGCCGAGGATGGCGGCAGCGGATGCGCGAGCAGGGATTTGTGCTGTGATGGAACTCGAGCTGGCCGTTGGATCGTGGCTCAGAGATCGCAGAGCTGGCGGCGACTCGTACCTGGTCACCGAGGCTCACGACGGCAACAAGTTCAGCGTGCGCAGCTTGAGACTCGGCAGCGTCAGAGTCGTCGCGCGCGCGCTGCTCGAACTCGTGTGCGTTAACTGTCAGCAGCCGGCTAGCGTGTCTTGGCTCTAGCGTGGCTCAAGCTGCAATCCCTTCGCTCTCAACAGGCACCACGGTCGCGATAGCTCAGGCAGTCGGGGCGGTGTTAGGGAATGGCACAACGACGCGCAGCTCCTAGAGAGCGCGGCGGGCTGTGACGTGTCAAGCACCAAATTCGGCGGGACGTTCAAGCCCTGATAATTGCTCCACATAAATCGACTGTGGCAGGATGTGCGGCGGTGTGGTTTCACCAGGTCGCGCGCGGGGCTGTCAGGTCGGTGTTAGGGGTGGGGGCGGCCACCGTGGGGGACGAATGAAAAGCGCCCAGAAAACGACCCCGGATCTGGTGATGGATGTGCGGTGCCCCGGTACCCTGCGATCCATGAACGGATGTCCATTTTTCCGCCGAGGTCGACGCCATCGCCGAGGGCCAGGCGCGAGCTCGTCGACGCCATCGGCCGCGAGCACGTCGACGCCATCGCTGGCCAGGCGGCCCGTGTGAGCCTAGGCTCCATCCATGACCGACAACGCGACCACGGCCGGCGAGGCCGTACAGGGGCCATCTGAGGGCCAGCACGGGGCAATCTCGCAGGGGTTGGCCAGCGCTGGGCCGTCAGTGCCTAATGAGCGCCAGGCGGCCGACCTGGTGCCACCGGCCGACAAGGCGCCGCACCTGGCGCCGCACCGCTTCCAACCAGGGCGCAGCGGCAATCCTGGCGGCAAGCCTGCCGGCGGTGGCAAGCGCTCGGTGAGCATCGTGCGCAAGCTGCGCAGCATGCTGGCCGCCGACGATGGCAAGCTTGCCGAGGCCGTGGCTGCGACGCTGCTCAAGCAGGCCATCAAGGGTGGCAAGTACCAGCACCTGGCCGAGATTCTCAACCGCGTCGACGGCACCCTGGTCAACCGTGTGCGGGTCGAGTCGGCCGTTGAGCACCTGCTCGATGTGGCGGCGCGTGTGCTGCCGCCTGAGCACTATCGAGCGCTGTGCCTGGCGCTCGCAGCCGACCACGATCTTGGAAGCGCGAGCGTCGAGCAGCCGGTCATCATCGACGCCGTTGGCGGGTGACCTGTACACGGTACGACCGTCTCATGTACACGGCAGGCCGGCGAGCTCGCTGAGCAGCTTGCAAACCCCTGGCGGCGGGTGTGCGTTGCTGGCGGTCGCTGTGCGCGCTCAGGGGTCGGGGTGCGCCACGTCGCCCCACCAAATGCCGCGCACCAAAAATTACAAATCGGCCACCGAGCCAGCCACCAGCCAGCCAGCCACCAGGCGCGAGGCCAGCCACCGAGCCAGCCACCAAGCTCACCGAGCCGGCCACCGAGCCGGCCACCAGCGACGCCACGGCCCAAGCCGTGCGCCTACATCACCCTACACTCAAGGATCGACACAATGGCACGACGCACCTACGGCGGCACGCTCGCCCGAAATATCGGCAACAGCCTCAACCTCGACAGCGCCTACGCGCCGCAAACTGGCAGCGCCACGCTCGTCGCTGGCACCATCACGATCACCGGCTCGATCACCGTCAACGCTGGCAGCTACATCGCCGTCCAAGTCGAAGCACCAGGCGCAGGCGTGAGCGGCAGCAGGTACAAGATCGACGGCCGCGTTGCTGGCGTCGCTGGCACCGGCAGCTTTGACATCACCGCCGTCGACTCGCTCGCAGGTGACAACCTGGTCAACACCGACATCAGCGTGCTGCGTTGGGTCATCCTGGGCTAGCTCATGCCGATCATCAAACGAAAAAGAGTAGCCAGGCGCACCACCGCCGTCGACCCCGACGCCGAGCTTGAGACGAAGGCGCCCGCGCCCGCGGCAACGAGCTCGCGCAAGTCGCGATCCGGGTATGCCTCGACCTGCTCATACGCTGGCCGCTCGCCGATGCCGCCAGGCTGCTGCACTTGCGGCCCGTGCTGCGCCGAGCGTGATCACTGATGGGGCTGTTCGCTTCCATAGCCAACGCGCTCAGCGTGTCGCTCGTGTCGCGCAGCGCGCCCATCGAGCTCGGCGACCAGGTGCGCCAGTTGCCGGCAGCTCGCAAGGCCGCCGGCCCACCACGGCCGGTGATCGGAAACCTGCCGCTCAGCATGAGCATCTCACGGATCGGCGGCAGCATCTCGCCGTCGACCGTCAGCTCCATCATGCGCGAGGCCGATGCCGGCTACATGTGGCGGCTCATGGATCTCGCAAACGAGATGAGGCAAAAGGATTGCCACCTGCAAGCCGTGCTCAGCACGCGCGAGCTCGCCGTCAGCGGCCTCGACTGGACCGTGCGAGCGGTCAAGCTGCCAGGCGACGACACGCCGACGGCCGCCAACGAGGACGTCGCGCGCTTCGTCGTGCATGCGCTTGAGCAAGCCATTGGCATCGACCAGGACGTGCGCAGCTTTGACGACATGCTCGCGCACCTGGGCGGCGCACCGTTCTACGGGTACGCCACCAGCGAGATCGAATGGTCCGTCATCAACGGCCGGCAGGTGCCGCTCGGATTTCGCAACCAGGCACAGCGCCGGTACAGGTATCGCGAGAGCGATGGCCGGCTCGTGTGGTGGGATCAAGCTGGCGCGAGTGCCGCGAGCCCTGAAGGTGTCGACCTGGTCGCAACCTACCCCGGCAAATTCATCCAGCATCAGCCCAGGCTCAACGGCGACATCGCCGCGCGTGAGGGCCTGGTGCGCGTGCTCATGTGGTCGGCGTTGTTCCGCAACTGGACCATCGCCGACTGGATGAAGCTCGCCGAGCTCAGCTGGAAACCATGGCGGCTCGGCAAGTACAAAAAGAACGACTACGCATCGCAAGAAGACATCGACGGGCTGCTTGAGATACTTGAGCAGCTCACCACCAACGGCGTCGCCGTTCATCCTGACAACGTCGAGGTCGATCTCAAGCAGCCGCAGAACACCGGGCAAGGTGCTGGCGGCGTTGGCAACCACCAGGCGCTCGCCGAGTTCATGGCCGCGGAGATGAGCAAGGCCGTGCTCGGTCAAACGCTCACCACCGAAAGCGGCAAGCGCGGCGCGCGGTCGCTCGGCGAGGTCCATGATCGTGTGCGCCGTGATGTGCGCGACAATGACGCGCAAGCGGTGGCGACTTCGATCACACGCGATCTCGTGCGGCCGTTGGTCGAGCTCAACTTTGGCAGCTCGACGCCGGTGCCAAGGTTCAACTTTCTCACCGAGGATGTCGCCGACCTGGGCGACCTGATGACGGCCGTGAAAACTGGCACCGATGCCGGCGCGCGAATCCCTGAACGATGGGTCCATGATCGCGGCGGGATACCGATCCCGAAAGACGGCGAGCGCATCATCGGCGGCGTCGCGAGCGATGCAGCGCCGAGCTCAGGGCCACCAACTGTAGACGATGAGGATGATGAGATATGACGGATCGCAAATTATTCGATGACGCCGAGCTCGTCGAGCTGGCCGCTGAACTCGACGACGACACCGGCCTGGTCGTGCGGTCGCTCGGTGTGAAAGCTATCAATCGAGATTCGCGATCCGTCGATGTGCTCGCAAGCACCGACACGCTCGACAGTCACGGCGACATCGTCGAGCAGTCGTGGAATTTGGATCGCTACCGCAGCAATCCCGTCGTGCTGTTCGCGCACGATCACAAGTCGCTTCCAGTTGGCCACGCTGACATGGTGCGCGTCGAGGGCGGCGCGCTCATGGCGCGGCTCAACTTCGTCGACGCAAAGGCCAACCCTATCGCCGAGCAGGTGTACCAGTCTTTTTTGCAGGGCAGCTTACGCGCGGTGAGCGTTGGCTTTGTGCCGCACCAGGTTCGCGCCGAGCACGACGAGAACGGCAAGCAGATGTTTGTGCTGAGCGACAACGAGCTGCACGAGATCAGCGCCGTGCCGATACCAAGCAACCCCGACACGCTCGGCCGCATGAAGCAACGAGCCAGCGGCAAACTCGAGAACAGTGCCGAGGCGATCATCGCATCAAACGAAAAGCGCGACCCGCGCAAATTTGACCTTGTGCCCGACCGGGTCCAAGACAACGCCGCCGACAGCGGCAGAGAAGGAAAAAATATGGATCAGGAAAAGGCAATCAGCGAGGCGAACGAACAGATCGCCAAGCATACGGCCGAGCTCGAAATTGAGCGATCCAAGTCGACGGCGTTACAATCACGCTGTGACGATTTGGACGCCGAGCTCAACAAGGCCACCACCATCGTCAGCGAGCTCACAAGCGAGATCGTTGAGCGCGACCTCGACGCACTCGTTGGCGTCAAGATGAGCGCGGCCGAAAAGCCCGGACTCATCAAGCTCGCGACGTTGGATCGCGAAGTATTCAACGCCCAGGTCGAGGCCATCAAATCGCGGCCGGCCATGGCGACGAGCTCGCACAACGTGCTCGGCAACGACCCAAACCAAATAACTCGCGGCACGGACACGGCGCAAGACAACAACAGCACCGGCGGCATGAGCCTGGCGGCACGCATCGCTGCGGCGAATGTGTAAAGGGAGAACATAGACAATGAGTACAGCAATCAGACGACTGGCGCACGCCACGCTTGCCGAGTTCACCGTTGCAACGGGTCAAGCCGCAACGGAGGGCGGGCTTGCAACGGCGAGCGCAGCAGACGGCGAAGTACAAGACGGCATCGGTGACGATGGGATCGGGATCTTCCGCGCAACGGCAGCAGCTGGCGCACGGGTCGAGGTCACGCTTTTCGGCGGCGTCGAAGTAGTAACAGTTGGCGCCAACGGCGCAACGTACGGCACCAAGGCCATCGCGGTCGCTGGCGCTTTTGAAGACGCACCAGCTCACGACTCGAGCGGCGCAACTGACAACGCCATTTATGGCATCTTTATGCAATCAGGCGTGGCCGGCGACAAGGTCGGCATGATGCTCACGGCAAGCAATCGCGGCAGCGCGTGAGAGGGATCACATCATGAATTATTTAGACATCATCAGGCACCGGCGCAACCGCGCCATCGAACTCGGACAATGCACCAAGGGCATGCACTACAGCAGCTACATGGCCAGCGTGCAGCAGGTGCTCAAGTCTCACGACCCGAGCGACGTGCGCGCCATCGAGCGCGCAAACACCGACCTGCTACAGTGCAAAGACGTTGGCCCTGTTGTCGTTCACAACGACACCACGCTCAGCGACTTGTCGATCCAGTATGCGAACGATGCATACATCGGCGAGAGTCTTATGCCGATCGCGCAGGTCAACAAAAAGAGCGACGTGTTTTTTGTATACGATCAACGCAACCGCTTCGCGTACCCCGACGACCAACTCGGCGCACGCGGTGAGGCAAACGAGATCAACGAGAACAGGTCCACCGACACATACTCATGCCTCGATTACGGGTATGAAAACTTTGTGTCTGGTGACACCATCGCCAACCAGGACGCGCCGCTCAACGAGCTCGTCGATCTCACCGAGGCAATCGCCGAGGGTCTTGCGTTTCGACGCGAGCGACGGATCGCGACCGTGTTGACAACGGGCGCAAACTACGGCGCCAACACCACCGCCATCGGCGCGGCGGATCGTTGGGACACCACAGCCGGCGGCGATCCGATCGCTGACGTGCAGGCCGCTGTCGCTGCGCTGTTCAACGGCATGGGCACATCGCGGCTCGTGGCGTTCACGTCGCTCGACACCTGGAACGTGCTCAGCCGGCACCCGTCGATCTTGGACCTGTTCAAGTTCAACGGATCAAGCCCAGGCTTGGCGACGCCTACGATGTTTGCGCAGTTCCTCGGCCTCGACGATCTACTCGTCGGAAAGGCTCGCGAGGATACCGCGAACGAAGGAGCCGCGGCGAGCTACTCGCGGATCTGGGGCGACTCGTTTGGTGTGTTGCGTGTGCAGGATCGACCCAGCACCCGCAACGCAGCTTTCGGCGTCACGTTCCGCAACGGTGCGCCGTCGGCGCTCCAGTGGTTCGATCAACGTGTTGGCGTCAAGGGCGGATGGTACGCCAAGGTGTCAACGAGCGAAGCGCACAAGGTGACCGCGAGCCCGACCGGGTTTCTGATCACCACGCCGATCAACTGATGGGCAGACCGCAAACCGAAGCCACAAAGCGCAAGCTGCGCGACGTGGCACATGCGCGAGCTCGCGCTGGTGGCAAATTTAAGATTGCCGCGCCTGAGCTCGCGTTTGTTCGCTTCGTCAACGGCGGCCCAGTTTTGCGCCAGGTTCAGATCGGATCTGACCTGGTGCCCTACTGGCCGCCAGGCGTGGCGAAAAGCGTTCCACCTGACGGCGTCGCTGACGCCGACGCGCACGAGCAACTACAGCGAGCAGACTGATGGCATCAGGGATCGCCGGCAACTACCTCACACGCGAGCTCATCGAGTCACGACTCACGCCGCTCACCGTGCGTCAGATTTTCGACGATGGCGATCAGGGCGAAGCGTCAAAGGCATCGCTCAATTTGTACGCGCAACAATCTGAGAGTTACGTCGAGGGATTTCTGCGCAACGAGTACACGCTCAGCGTGCTGCGCGCGATGGGTCCAGATGGAACCAACGACGTGCCGATCGAAGTCGTGCGCCTGTGCCTCGATGTGTTCGAGTCATACGCGATACGCAGGCACCCGGAGTACATCCGAGGCGACTGGCAAGACAAGCTCAAGCAGGCGCGCAGCGAGCTCATGGATCTTGTGAAGGGTCACACCAGGCTCGACGTCGACGGCTCACCCGAGCCGGCCGCCAACCAGGTCACCACGGTGCGCAGTGGCGATCCAAACGACCCGACACCAAAGGCCAAGTTTTTCGTCGATGGCCTTGGAGATTTTTAAGCTATGGCAACCAAAGGCAGACCGCGCGAAGGCGCACCGACACGATACACCGACGGCAGCGCTGTCACCCCTGACGATGCCGTCGACCTGGCTGATGGTCCATGCGTTGGCTTGAGCTGCGCCGGAGCTGGCGTGGCCTCGGTCGACTTCGTCGATGGCAGCACGGCGATCATCGTCGGCTTGCTCGTTGGCGCTAACCCGTACGCCGTCACCCGCGTGCGCTCGACAGGCACAACGGCCACCGGCATCGTCGCGCTGTACTGATGCCAGGCACGTCGTCGCTCGTCGGCGCGATGCCGCAGCCGCTCGCGGCCGGCGTTGCTGAGCAGGCCATTGTCGATCCGCTCATCAGCGGCCTCGTCGACTTCGTCGCTTTTTGGATCAAGTCAACGCTCGACGCACGCCTGGCAAATCACACCGGCATCAACAACAACGCGATCCCAGATCATCACCGCTTTACGTTCGACCCGATGAGCCCGCAGGGGCACAGCGTGCGCATCCCAGTGCCGGCGCTGTACTTGTGGTGGTCGGGCGCAAGCACGCGCATCGAGTGGTCCACGATTTACGACTTGCGACAGCGTGAGCTCAGCATGATGTGGATCTGCGAGGAGCTGCCAGGCATCGAGCAGACCACCAAGCGCGCCGGCATGCTGAGCGCTGTCGACGCTGCGCTCATGAAAGCAGGATCGCGACAGCGTCATCCAGACTACACGCCAACGCTCGGCGGCAAGGCCATCGCGAAGGCCGCGCCAGGCATGCCGCTATACCAAGCACTCGGCGAGCTCGGATCGATGTCGTTGCAATACAACGGCGGCCAGTTGGTGCGCATCGGCATCGACGACGAGAACACCGATCCAGGTTTGCCACCAGCTCGGCGCCGATCGGGTCGAGACTTTCCCGCGCTGCTCGGCGTGTGGCTCGTGCGCGAGAAAGTGCTCAGCGACGAGCTCGCTGCGTTGGCGTACCCTGTCGGCGACCGCATGCCCGACATCGCGATGGCGATAAACGCCAGCGACGGCGAGAGCGAACAAACTGCGCCGTTCATGGATCGCATACTCGGCGCACCAGATGGCTCCAACGTGATCGCAAAGGACGACGACTGATGACGCTATCGCTCAGGGCCATCGAGGTCCATCCAACCCGCGCAGCTTTGCAGGCCGACACCGGCCCGCGCCTGCCGCACTATGCGTACATTCTCGAGAACGGCCGCACGTATCGATTTGTGGTTGGCAACACTGACGCCGACGATGGCTTTGGCACGCTCGCACCGAGCGGCGGCACCGTCGGCCGATGGAAGATCACAGGCCGCTCCATCACAACCGGCGCCGACCTGGTCGACGGCAACGCGACCATCACGGCCGCCGGTGGCTTCGTTTACACGTTGCCGCTCGCCACGCTCACCGGCAACGCTGCGCTCACGCTCAGCACCACGAGCGCCGTCGAGGGCGACGCCATCACCATCACCAGGCTCGACGTCGGTGCGTTCACGTACGCCATCGACAACGGCGGCCCAGGTGCCGGCACACTCACCACCATGGCTGTCAGCGTGCGCACGTTCTGCGACGCGCGGTTTGATGGCACCGACTGGCAGCTCATGCGCGCTGGTGTGATGCCGTAGCAAGGGAGATCCAAATGCATCGGAAGTACATCAAAGTCGAAGGCATCGAGGGCGTGCTTGTCGCCGTGTCGAGCGGCGCGCGTGCATACGTCGCGCAGGAGCGATTGCCCGACGAGCTCGACGACAAGCAACAGATCAAACCACGCGCCGAGCACGCGCACAGGTTCAGGCCTGTCACAGCTTGCGTGCTTTACCACCGATCATACGCGAAGGCCGTGCGCAAAGGCATGCTCATCCAGCACGGCCAGGCCGTCGCGGCAACGTCAACCGATGAGGCCGAGGCGATGCTCGCCAACGCCAAACCAGGCAAGCAAAAGCGTGAAGCGCCAAGCAAGCCGCAAGCAAGCACATCAAGGCCGTCGAGCTCGTCGAGCAAGGCCAAGCAGACCAAGCAGCAGCAAGACAAGCCGCAGCAGAACAGAGGAGAGAAATAGGCCATGGCACTCACCGGCATCGACCCAAACGACCCAACGCCCACCACGCGACGCGAGCTAATATTTGGCGCAGGCATCAGCGCCGGCGGCGGCCTCGAACGAAAGGTTTTGTTTCTAGGCAACAAGACCGCAGCAGGCAGCGAAACTGACGAAGTACTCGGCGACGCCATCAGCGACGGCGACGATGCGCTTGCTCGCATGGGCGCACGCTCTGAGCTGTACCAAATGTTCAAAAAGTACAGCGCAGTCGACGCAGGCGCCACGATGCATTTCATCGCCGTCGCCGAGTCGGCCGGCAACGCTGCTGATGCGGACTTCACGTTTGCAGTCAACAGCGACGCGACCACCACGGTCAAGATTACCGTCATCGGCGAGCAGTCCGAGGTCGCCATCGCCGATGGTGACACGCCGACGACTGTGGCCACCGCTGTCGCCGCTGCAATCAACTCGATGGTCGAGGGCTCGCTGCCAGTAACGGCGAGCTCGCTGGCTGGCGTGGTCACCGTGTCAGCTGCCAACGTCGGCCCGCGCGGCGATCTGATCATCGGCAACGCTGCCGACCGTGGCGTGCGCATGAGCATGACCAAGGCGACGGCGATGACCATCGCCAAGGGCGCGCTCACTGGTGGCACCGTCGCCGACGACTTTGCTGCCGCGCTCACCGCTGCTGATGCTGGTGTTTTCTACTACCAAGCGAGCAGCAAGCACGCGACGACAACCGTGACGGCAACCGATGGCGGCATCGGCGAGCATATCCAATCCATTCGCGACGCGGCCTTGCCGATCAACGGCAAAGAGTCGCAAGCAGCTTTCGGCCTGGTCGGCACGCAAGCTCAAGCAACTGCGGTTTCAATCAGCGCAGCGGCCAACAGCGTGCGCGCTTCGTTCTTCCATACTGAGGACAACGATTGGACGCCTGGCATGCTGTCGGCTCATCACCTGGCAGTGATGCGCTCGCAGCAAATCAAGCACCCGTCGGAAAACCTCGCCGGCTATTCGCAGACCGACACGACGACGTACCTGGTGCCTGATCCGTTCGTAAAAAACGACCGGCCAACGGCGAGCGAGATCAAAGCGGATCTCAACAACGGCATCAGCCCGATCGGCTTCGACGAGAACGGCCGCGCGTCGCTCATCAGGCACATCACCAGCAGGTCGCTCAACTCGTCAGGCGCGAACGACTACCGGGCGCGCGAGGGTCACATCACCAGCGCGATCGATTTCTCGTGGCAGGTAATAAAGACGCGATGGGACGAGCAAAAGCAACCGTTTCTCGCGGCCAACCCGGCCGAGGGAAAAAAGCCAACGCCGCGCACGACGACACCCGCCCAGGTGCGAGCCATCATTGAGAGCGTGATCGACGATCTCACGGCGGCCACACCGCTCGGCACATACAACGGTCCAATCCTCGCGCCGGACAAAATAGCATCGATGAAATCATCCATCGTGGTGAGCTTGATCCCTGCTGGCGTGAGCTGTACGGCCGACCTCGTCGCAGTGCAGCACAATCTCAAGGGCGAGTTTACGATCCGCGAAACTGGCGCAGCGTACTAGGAGACAAATCATGGCACTCTACGATCAAATCTATCTTTTCGTGAACGGCATTTTAATGGCCGAAAACACGAGCATCGACACCGAGCTCAGCAGCGACGTGCAACAAGTGATGACCATCGTGAAACAGTTTGCAGGCATCACGCCGTCGCCGATTGTTCGCACGGTCACAGGCGAAAACGTGATCCCGCTCACCGGGTTTGAGTTCGACTTTGAGCAGAAGTTTATCGACTCCGAAGAAGTGGAGATCATGCTTCAGCAAGGCGGCAGCGGAAAGAAGGCGATCACAAAGGGATACTTCACAGGTGTTCCAGTTTCGTCGGGCGTCGGCAAGACGGCAACGGTGTC